TGATGGGGATCAGGCGGATCATCCAGAATCCGCCCGACGGGGGCGGCTGCATCACTAGGTCCACCGCCCCCGGGCAGACGAATTTCAGCAAGGCGTCAGGCTGCGTGCCGCTCAGATGTGCGAACGTTACCGTGTGGGTGCCGGCATAAAACAGGACCTGCTCCTGTCCGTTCAGCGTGATTGACGCCCCGTGCACGGTGGCGCCCCCCGTGGTCGTGAGTAGAGACAGCGCGTTGACGACGGACAGCGTTGTGACAGAGCCGGATCCGAGTGCGATCGGAGCGCCAGCGTCATAGTTCCTGACAAGCGTGTTGACAGCAGTGAAGAAGCTCGCCCGGATACTGCCAGTTGCGCGCAAGATCCCGTCGTCAGCGAGAGACATCCCGGTGTAATGGACGTTTGCTGTGCCCAGGATTAGGTCAGCTACGGGGAAGTCTGGGCAGTCAATGGTAGCGCGCTGGTTGATTCCTCCACCGGTAAAATCCACCCCCTTGCCGCCGGCTGGAGTTTGCAGCTCTGCGCGCACATGGAGCCCCTCGGTGGCTGTAGCCTTGATCAGCGCATCGGTCGTGCCGGAGCTGATGAGCACACCCTCGACCACCGTGTACTTGCCGCCATTCAGCTCGACTGGAGAACCGTAGAGCTCCGGGTCACCAGTGGTTATACGGACGATTGCATGGAATGTTGTTCCAAACTTCACTCCCCACTTTCGGTTCGTCGTATTGTTAGGCTCGACCGTGGCTTCGATTCGCGGTACGTACGCGCTGCCGTCAGCCGTGAACTGGGGACCCCATGGGCGCCCAGTTATGCAGTCATCGTCGACCACGCAGCTGAATGAGCCGTACCCTGCCCAGGAGGTGTAGAAGCCCTCGAAGGATGTGGACTTTACCTTGCAGCAGGCGGCGCCAGTATAGTCAACGGCCACCGAACCAGGCTGGCGGATGTCCCAGTCGTTGTGGGCGACCGGGGCAGCCGTGTCGTAAATCTCCAGCGCCGTAATCGCGAGCGTTTGCGCGCCGGGGTTGAAACCCGCGGTCTTGACCTTGCACCACATCTGCGTGCGCGGAGAGGAGCGAGAAACGAGTAGGACCTTAGAGTCGTCCGGGAAATCGGTCGACCTGGTTGAGCTGCCGACATGGGTGCTGATTGGGTACGTGGACGTGGCTACTACTCCCGCCAGCGTGAAGTCAGCGAGCGCAGCGGTCAGATTGGTGGTCGATGTTGCGACGATAACGTCACGGGACGACAATATGCAGTTCTGGACAACGCATCCGGTGGGTTGGTGCATGCCAATCGGCTGATGGATTGCGTTTTCCGCTAGGTTAACGACGAAGTGGATGTTCTCGAACGAGACATTTGATCCAATCGCATTGACCAGCGACTTGCCGGCGATGCGCCCGCCGACGTACTCGATAATGGTCCCCTTGGTCAGATCCAGTTTTCCACAGCCTGCCCCGCGGATCACTAGCTTCTGGGTGACCTGTTGAATCGACCACTCATCGTTGATCAAGTACTTTCCCGGCTGGAGCTGTACGTCGGTGCCGCTGCCCACCGCCGCTGTTATTAGGGCGTTCAGCGTTGTCAAGTCGCCCGAGCCAGTGTCGTCGGTTCCTGGGGCAGGCGAGAAGGCCGTAGAGGACCCGACGCGATCTAGGCTCGTCTTGTCCTCGAGTCGCATGAAGCCGTGGCGCGACTGGGTGGCGAGCCCGTATTGGCGGTCTGCTTTTGGTGCAAGTGTACTGCCGCCGATGGCAGGATCCTCGGCGATGGTGGGCAGCTGGTTGTCGAGGGCGGCGGACCCTTGAGCCCCTGGTGGGCCACGGTCGATGCGCACGTAGCTCGAGATCCGCTGTGTCTCTACTACCACCTGGTTGCTGGACGACTGGATCACGCAAACGCGGTTGTCGAGGACGCCGCGACCGCGTGGGCGGTAGGCTACCGAACCATCGACGATGCGCACAACGCGCCCTGGGTTGATGAGCTCGTAAAGCTCAAGCTCGAATGTGCCACTTCGGGCCGTAATCCCGGCCGTAGCAGAGGCAACCATGGTGACATCGATCTGCCCATCCGGCGCGGAGATGAGAAGAGAGCGATCCCCCGTGTCACCGTAGCGTACTGTGCTAATTACCGCGCCGTCCTCATTGCGCAGCCTAAACACCGCTCCCCAGCCCGCCAGGTTCACTGGCACCTTGGCGTAGAGATAGAGGTACGTCTGCTCGAAGCTCGAGCCCACGTTTACCGTCTGTTGGTAGACAGTCATCAGCTCACAAGTTGGTAGCGGTCAGCCACGTAAGCTGCGTAGAGGGCGTCCTCGTATGCGTTCGCTTGGCCGGCCACGATCCAATGGTCAGCGATGCGGATGTTCGAGAAGCCTGCCGGGGCCGAGATCTGAACGCTGCCGAACGAGTACCTGTTGAAGGTGGCGGCAGCGTTGTTCTGGGCCCCGGCCGTGATCACGGTGGTTTGGTTCACACGTAGCGTCGTGGTTGTGCCAGTGAAGTAGTGGCGCATGAAGTATTTGGTGGCAGCCACGGTTGTGCCGCCAGATGGATTTGAAGCCACGTCGTTGCTTTGTCGCTGTGATGTCCACGTGGTCGCCGTGCCGTACTGCCAATGGTAGATCGCCGTGGTTGTGTTGTTGGCGGCGGCGAATACGGTCCCAAGAGCGGACAGTGTCACGAATTCGAAGACGGTGTAGGCGGTGAAAGGGACGTCATTGCCGGACAGGGCTGCGAGGAGCGGGCCGGATGTCACAACCAGCGTGTCGTCAACCCCGTCGAACAGGATACTCTCGCGGCTAGAGAAGCCAGTGGCCTCGAACGCCGGGCGCGAGCCTGCGGTGCCCTGGGCTGCAACGTTTCCTCGGTAGCCATCCCAGGTGGAGCGATCAGCAGCGAGCCCGCGATCTGGCCTCCACCACTCGATTACAGATGTCGATGTAGTGGCCTGGATCGGGTCCGGGACGGGCCACTGGCCAGTCGGGGTAGGCCACTGAATTCCTGTGGGCCATTGCGGCATCAGACCGTCGGGACCCCGCTCGGGTAGAGAGCGCAGTCGACCCGGAACGTCGTCTGCGGAGTGGCCCCGTTCAGCCACTCCAGAGAGAAATCAGAGTACTCTCCGATGCGTAGGTCGTATTGGTTCACCAGAACTGCGCCGGCCACGGCAGCTACTGCTGCGGTGTAGACCAGGGTGCGGTTCGCGGCGAGTCGGTCGGAGTTGTAGCGATACAGGTTGAGCGTTCCTGCCTGGTTGTTAACCAGATCCAGTACGATGCGCCCGAGCTTGTACATCGGGCAGTAGGAGGCGCCGGGGAACGAGACAGTGGTGTTCAGAAACACGACCGTCTCGGCATTGCCAGGAAGCGCGCTGCCGGTGTAGGTGATTCGGGCGATGTTGTTCATGGCTGGGCCTGTTGTTCCTGCTGCTGGCGCAGCTTCATGAGCTCGTAGAGGTTCTTCGCATCCTCGTCAGTGATCTCGCCGACGGCCGCCGCGCCACGAGCGCCGATGACTCCTCCGCGCAACCCAAGGCGGTTCGCTAACTGGGGCACGCCCAGTTGCTTTTGCCGCATTGACTTCAGGAGTTCCATGGTGTTCGGGCTCTTTTGCAGCAACTGTAACAGGTCGGCGTCGGGAGGCACAGACCCGAGGGCCCGGATGGTGGGATACCCCCGCAGTTCGGCGAACTCGGCCGCCTTGCCCATGGCGCTCGTGGAGACACCACCGGCGTGCAGCCGCGCGTTGAGACCGTGGGGGCGCAGCGCCTGGCGAACCTGGTCAACGCTCTCGAGCTTCGGGATCAGGTCGAGCTCCTGCCGGAGACCGGCGGAGCCTGCGATCTGGTCCATCGCGCGGCGCACCATCGGCACTGAGCTCTTGGGCTGCCCCGGTGGCTTGGCGATGTCACCCGTCTGGTTGCGGATCACGCCGTACAGGTGCTTCTGCTCGTCGGCGGTCATCTCGTTCCAGCCGGGCACCTCCTTGTTGCGCAGAGGGAGCCCGCCATGGCTCATGGTCTTCTCGTTGGCAGCGAAGCGCTCCGCCTGGCCTGCGCGCATCTGGTTCAGGCCAGGGAATCCCTCGGCGCTCTCGCGCATCGCTGCTGAGATTCGGGCGAGTCGCGGGTCCACGACGCCCTTCGCCTTGTCGAGCTTGGCAAGCTGGTCGATCTGGCCAACCAGGCGCTCCCATTCCTCGACATTCACCTGCGGCCGCTCGACCACGGTTTGGAGGATCTTCCGGAGCGGCCCATCGGGGAGAACGTTAGGACCTTGGAGCTCTCCCGCCGCCGCCTTCATTACTGGCTCCATGGACACGGTCTGCGGAACCGTCGGGTCCTTGTAGTCAGGGCCAACCGCTTCGCCTTCGACGTACTTCACGCGCGGATCCGACTCGTCAAAGTGGCGCCCGGTAACCTTGTAGCGACCGCCCTTCTCGATGGCCTCGCGTTCTCCGCGGAACAGTTCATCGCCGTACTCGCCCACCGGGATCCCCTGCGCGCCCTTGAGTTTCAGCGTCACGATGTCTGGCGTTTTGACGCCGGCTGGCTCAGATCCCCATGCGAAGTTGCTGGCAATGTGTGGATCGAAGGAGGTCGACGTCGCGCGGTTGCCAAGGCCAAACGAGTGGGACCCGGTGAACTCTTGGGTCTTCGCCGGATCCAGACCCATGCCGCGGTAGACCGTGGGAAGGCCAGCACTGTGCTGCTCGAGCGCGTCCTTGAGCGCAGCAGCGGCCCCCTCGGCCTCGGCGGCGTACTCGGCCGGAGATGCCGAGTGCCATTTCTTCGCATTGGCAGCGGCCCACGCTTCTACCTCTTCGCGAGTCCCGCCCCCCTGAAGATGGCGAATTGCCGAGTCGTACCCTCGTGTGAACTTGGCAACCGCATCGGCATGTTCCGGCGAGAGCGCTGGAGGCAGCGGGTCCGGCACGGCTGGTCGCTCAAGGAACTTCGCGACGCCGCTGGCATCCAGCGGAGACTCCGGCGGAACTGGCGCAGGCTGCACTAGCGACTCGCGCATCGCCTGTGACTCGGTGGAGGCTGCCTGGTTCACTCCTCGGGTGATGCTACCGCCAGCCTCGGCGTATTTCGGTGCCAATCGCTCCGCCGCTACGTCAGCCGTCGACCCGAGGCGCCCAGCTTCGCGAGCCTGTTCAAGCTCACGGAGCGGGGAGTCGGGTGTCATCTTGTAGCCGGTGAGAGTGGGCCTCCCGCCGAGTTCTTCGCCAGCGGCGAGACCAGGCCCGAACTTCCCTCGCTCGATGGCGCCAGCTCCTGCGCGGAAGCCCTCGCCAAGCAGGTGCGCTCCGCCGCCCAGCGCTCCACCGAGCAGCGCCATCTGGCCAACGCTCTGGTCTGGAGCTTGGCCGACCGCCTCACTCGCCAGGTTCTCACCTTCGGCCTGGAGCGCTCCGCCAGCTGCCCCAGAGGCTGACGCTGCGCCCAGTCTGCCGGCCAGGCCAAGCGCTGCGGACGCATTGGGCACGAGCTTGCTGCCAAGTCTTGTAAGGGCCCCATAGGCCGACCCTGCCGCCTTGGTAGCGATACCCTTTGCGCCACCGTATAGCGACCCGGCAAAAGCTGCCTCCGGGTGGCGAGAAACGCTCTCCTGCGCCTGGGCTGCGTATTCGGGCCCGCCAATGGCTGCCGCCGCAAGCTTCCCGCCTCCAGGGACGATGCCACCAAGGACGCCGTGCGCGCCAGCTGCGGCGATATCGAGCCCGCTCAGGACCTTCTCTCGAGCTCGCTCACCGAAACTTGATCCAGGTGGCAGATGGGAGCCGGCCAGGGTAGACGGCACGCGCTCCACGTAGCGTCCCGATGACTCGGCCTGAGTTGCCGCGTCATTCCATTGCTGGTTCTGGAATGCCTCGAGCTCGACGGGGGACGGGGCATGCCCCAAAGCCTTGGCAGCGGCATTGCGATCGGGATCGAAGTAGAGGTCACCGGGGGCGCCAGCGGGGCCAGCCTTCGGAGCGTGCGCAACCGGGACGGTGTTGCCGCTCTCGAACGGAGACCGACTCGTGTCAGCTTGCGCGGCAGCGATCGGATCCGGAGCCGCCTCGTCTGCGCCATGCGGAACAACTCCTTCGCGTGCGCCTGGGTTCACGCTCTCGTAGCGCGCCATGGCCGAGCCCAAAATGCGCTTGTCATTGGGGCCGACCGGGTGCTCCGCTCCCGTGCGCCAGTCAACGAGGATCCCTGTCCTCATCGCGTCGCGCATAGATGCGTAGTCCTTGTATTCGTCGTCCATCACTTACCCTGGAGGCGAAGACGCTCGTAAAGGGATCCCTGGCCAGAGCCGCCCTGTGTGGGAGCTGGCGATTCGCTCTCGGGCTCAGCCCCGACCTCAGCCCAGGCGTTTTCCCCCCAGCGCTTTCGCGATTGCGGCGAGAGGTCGGTCGCATGCTCGAGTCGACTCTTCAGGTGCTTCGCGATCTCGGCCTTCCTTGACCGTAGCGCGCTGAGGCCTACCCCCCCCGTGGCCTTGATTTCTGCCAGGAACTCTGGAGTCATCTGGGTCGTGTCGGGCAGCAAGAGGTAATACTGGAGCTTCTGGTGTAGCTCGTTCCATGCCCCGCCGGTGCCCGCAGCGAGCCGGAAGTCTGGGTCTGAGATGCGGTCGTCCGTCGTCTTGATGTACGACTTGAGCGCACCGAGATTGCCAAGGTTGGTGCCGGCCTTGAGGTTACCGAGCATCTGCTGGAATGCCATCTCACCGTCGGCGAGCTTGGTGACGTGCGCCTCCTGCAGGGTCTTGTCGACGATGTGGCGCCCCTGCGCGTTGTCCTTCTCGGCCACGGTGTATTCGGCCTTGCTCATGCCGGTGCCGCCGTAGTCCGGAGCTGCGCCGCCGGCGCCTCCGCCTGCTCCGCCCTTCTTCATGCGGTTGAGCTCGAACTGGTAGGCCTTGGTGCCTGCCTCTCGGCCCTTCTCGACGCCCTCGCGCGAGCCGACGGCCCGAGCGGTCTGGGCTGCGATCCGCGCTGCGCGCTTCTCCTCGGGCGACTTGGCCGCCTCGAGCAGTGGGGTGAAGTACGAGTCGACCGCGCCCTGGTCGCTTCCTCCTGGTGGCAGGCTCAGTAGCTGCTTGCCGCCCTTGCTCACCGTGATCGGAGACGGACCGAGCGGCCCCCTGGGTGCCAGTTGCGGCGTAGCTTGGGCTGCCGGTGGAGCCTGCGGGGCCGCCTGAGGTTTCGGTGGGTGCTTCTTCACGAAGTCCGCCTGCGCGGCGGCGCTCATGGCGTCGTCAGCTGGCTTGGCTTGTGCCTCGGGGGGAGGCGCCGGCATCCCCTGGTTCGGTGGCCCGCCGCGATCCTCTCCGTAGCGCGGGTTGTACTTGTCGAGTTCTTCGGTGTTGACAGGGCGCTTCGGTACGCCGGCAGTCGCCGCGGGGCGCCCCGAGAGAGCAGCGGGAGGGCCAATCTGCGGGGCAGGCGCGGCGGGTTGCGGAGCGGCCTGTGGCTCGGGAGCGATGGGGGCGAGCTGTCCGCCGCCCACGGTGTAGCCGAGCTGGCGCAGGTGCTGCTGGGCGAGGTTGATGGCTTCCGGGTCACCGGTGCGGTTCGCCTGCTCGAGAGCGGCTTGGTAGGCACGGAAGAGCTCGAGATCCTTGTCGCCGCGGCCCTGGGCCATGCGGTCGCGCTCGAGCTGTAGCTTGGCGTTGGCCTGGTCTCCGCGCATGGAAGCGCGAGCGCCTCGGCCGCGCTCTGCCGCTGCCGCGGAAGCGGCCTGGAGGCGGGCATGCTCGGCTGCCTGATCAAGTTGTCCCTGGTGGGCGGCGCGCTGGTCGTTCAGCTGGCGCACCTTCAGCACGGTCTCCGGGAATCCTGAATAGTCAGCAAACTGCTGAGGGGGCGGCTTGCTGATGATGCCGGCGAGTTCTGCAAGGGTGATCGGCATCAGGTCCTCGTCTGGGGAGTCTGCGGCTGTTGCGAGGCGTAGTAGGCCTGGAGCAGCTGGTTGAGCTGGGCTTGCTGCGCGGCTGTCGCATTGGCCGCGGAGGTTGCCCCGGCTACCCCCTCGGTACCCTTGCCCATCTTGAGCGCATTGATGGCGTCGAGCAGCGCAGAGTCTTGGGTGGCCGCCGAGCCATACGCAGCGCCGGCAATGCCGGAGTTCGCGGCGCCAAGGCCTAGGTTGTTGTTGAACATGTCCTGGCCGCGCGTGCGCTGGCTATCCTGGGCAGACTCGGCGCCTTGTTGTGCGGCTTTCCAGCGGGCGAGCCCGGTAGCATCGGCGAGGCCGGCACCTTGCCCTGTGGCGTTCCACCTCTCCAGCTGACTGACGTCGCCGGTGTGGGCGATGTCAGAGACGGTGTTTGTCCAGTCGCGTAGGTCGGCAGAGCGCTTGAGTCCGTAGTCAGCCTTGTCCTTTGCTTCCTGGGCGCGCAGATCGGCGAGCTGGGTCCCGATCATCCCCAGGCCAACCCCGGAGCCGTACTGGCCACGAGCAGCGAGCTGGTTGTTCAGCCCCTGGGTGGCTTTCTCGGCAGCGCGGTCGTAGTAAGCGCCAAAGTCAGCCTCCGGCACGGTCTGACCAGTGCCGTACTTGGCGAGTACCTCGGCCGCGTTCTTCTGGGCCATTCCAGGCTGGTCCAGATTCCCCCCATGCTGCGCAAACCAGTCCTGGTACTGGCCAGGGCCAGTCATCTCGCCGCCGTGTTCGGAGAAGAACTGCTCGTTCACCCCGGGCTTCATCATGTTCAGGCCGGCAGCGTTGCGCTCGTTCTCCTGCTGCGTAGCAACGTTGGTGTCATGATTGCCGACAGCAGCCATTCCCGCAGTATGAGCAGCAGCTCCGGCGTTCGCCTGACCCTTGCCGTAGTTCACCCAATCCTGGTAGGCGACGGTCCCTGGCGGAGGGGCAGGCATACCCGGCTGCCAATGCCCACCGGCTTGGTACGAGGCCATGGCGGCGTTGTTGGTCGCGGCGGAGCTTCCTGCGGCGTTACCGGCGGCACTCGCCGAGGCCCCGGCATTCGCCTGGCCATTCTGGTAGTTCAAGTAGTCTTCGTAGGCGTTCGTCCCCTTCGGAGGAGGCGGCATACCGGGCTGCCAGCGCTGGTTCCCGGAGTAGCCGCTCGTCGCCGCTACCGCCGTGTTCAGGGTGCTGCTTACTGGTGCTGTAGTCGTCTGCGAGTTCGACGCGAACGCATTCGGGTGATCCCAGATGGAAGCCATTAGCGCCTCCCCAGGGTGGCGATCTGCTGCGACACCGGCATGTCCGCATTCGGCAGCCGTGCGAGGTTCGGGGCGTAGTTCTGGGGGTTGTACTTGGCGCCGTACATCATCCCGAGCGTGTTGTTAGCGCCATTCATGGCGGAGAGTTGTTGAATGAGCCCCTGCTGGTTCGCTTGGTGAACCTGCGGGCGATACGCGGCATAGGAGTCTGCTGCCATCTGCATCTGGCGCATCTTCTCTTTCTCGGCTTCCTGGACAGGGTCACCTTCGAAAGCGTCGTATATGAGGCCTCCAGCGATTCCCCCTAGGGCCCCGCCGGCCATGGTGCCGAGGGGGCCGAACACGGTTCCGATTCCGGCCCCTGCTACCGTTCCTGCCCCTTGAGCCTGACCCTTACTGATCGCCATTTTATGCCTCCGTTACCTCGTAGAACTCGACCGCGCTCACAAGCCCGAACTCGGCAGTCCCGGTGAACTCAATGCTCCACTGGCGACGCCGGTACGTGCCAAGGCTCGGCAAATCTACCACGATTTCCGTGTCGCCAACATCCCCCAGGTCGACGGTCAGCGGAGGCTCCCAGGCGCCCGGGCGGTCCCGGTACCGCAGCACTACCTGAGCTGTCCCCTCGGCTTGACCGCGCTTCAGGCTGAGCAGGACCCTCTGGCAGTCCTTCACCGCATCCGTGTCACGTGAAACATAGCCGGTCTCCACGTAGCAGCGGATCGGCTCGCCGAAGTCGGTGAACTCCTCGTTCGAGATCCTGCCGATGCGCCCGTCCGTAGTACCCACGAGGGTCGAAGCGTTCAGGCAGCTTACCGGGAACTGGGTGGCCACTTCGCCGTCCCAGCCGTGCCACTGCGACCAGCCAACTCCGATCTGGTAGGCGAATGTGCGCCCGTCGTTTGGGAAGGTCCAGACCACAGCATCGATGGTGGAGGTGTTCACGCGGTAGCCGAAGCAACCACGGGGGTCGAGCGTGTTCAGTGTGGCCTGAATCGAGTCGGAGATGACGTCGATGCTGCCCCCCTCGAACTTCACTATCCGAGTCGAATGGTCGAGCCAGTAGAACTCGGTCTCGCGGCGCACGACGCTGTAGGGCTGGCTGATCCCCCATTCGATAGCACCCGTACGGGTGAAGATGTAGGTGGGGTCGCTGGTCCAGATCTCGAGCGTGCTCGAGCCGAACAGCAGGATGGAGTTCGTGTTCTCAGCGATGGCGACGATCGGGTCAGGTCTCGCCTCTGCAGTGAAAAAGCTGGCGGTGGTGTGCGGCCCTGGTGTCCAGAGCTCGTTGCCCGAGTAGTCGGTAGTACCGATGGCCGTATCGGAGTATCGGACCTTGGTGCGGTCGACTACTGTGTCATTCGCCAGCAGGCGCAGTGCTTGCGTGACAACGTGCGTTCCGATCGGCGGAGAGTCGCCCATGCGACTCGACTCACCGGTGGACAGCAGGATTTTCTCCATGGCGTCGCCGCCAGCGAGCACCAGCAACATCTCCGTCTCGGCGAAGATGGGGCGCCCGCTGCCGCGTAGGCCAGCTGGCGGCACAGCCGAGTTCAGCGTGGTGATAGACGGTCCAACCAGGCGATAGATCGGCCGCTCTGAGCCGACGGCCCCCACTGCGTAGATGTCGCCGTTCAGGCAGCGGTAGATACCAGACAGCCCATTCGCGTCGATCACTGCAGTCGACACGCCTGGCCAAGATGTCAGGCCCGGGCGTTTGCGGATCACGCCAGCACGGTCGATGAAGACGTTCATCGCTACGGGCATGGCCCCGCCGAGCCTCTCCTGGCCGGAGGCTTGCTGAGGAGCGAAGGGGATGGGGCCGCTCGGCATCACTCCAGGAGACTGGTTGAGTTGGGCGGCACGTAGAACCCCCAGAGTTGTGGAGTACCACCGCCCGTAGAGGTGATGGCGTAGAACTTGAGTACCGTGAAACTGTCGCCCGCTACAGCGGGCAGTGTCCCGCGGTGTCCTTGCCCTCCCGGGTCAGTCAGCGCGAGCGCGGCGATGCCAGCGGCGTTGTCGTTGTGGACCACGAGCGTGAAACGCCCGCCCTGTCGCCACGCTGGAAGTGTCAGGTCCAACGTGCCAGAGGCGTCAGTTTTCCGGACCACGTGGAATCCGGCATTGTTCGGGATAGTAGCCGTTGCCGCCGCGACCACTTGCTCTTGGTAGGTGGATTCGATAGACGCGAGCCGCAGCCTAGAAAACAGCCCGCTGGCCACACCGCTGACGCCGATCGTCGGATCGAACGCATTACCGAACTCCATCGAATCCGAGATGGATACCGCCAGTATGCCGCCCGCGCCTGGGCCGAACGAACACCCGAGCACGGCGCCCGTGTTTGCCCCAGTCGTCGCTATCGCCAACGGGAAGTATCCGCCAGCGCTCACCGCAGAGTTGTCGAACTGGCAGGCGATGGCCGCTCCGCCGTCTACCGACCGGAAACCGCCCCCGCCGACAGACCCGCCGCCTGCCTTGAACGCGCAGCAGATCGTGAACAGCAGCCCAGAACGCAGGTATGCCAGGGCGTTCGTCGCCGTCGACCCGACGAACCGACACGCAAATGCGATGACCCGAACGTCCGTCAGCGCGGCGTCCGCTTCGACGAGAGAGCCAGTGGAGGCGAATGCCCCAACGGTGAACTCGACCGACGTCAGTAGCACGTGCACCGATGCCTTGGTCAGGTGTAAAAGGATCCCCGAGTTGTTGGCGCCGAGGATTAGGCGCATCCCACTGATCCGAGTGATGTCCGCCACACTCCCGGCCGCGGCGAACACCACACCATCGGCTGTCGCATGGGTGAAGATCAGCTGAGTGCCACTCGCCCCGCACCCTGCGCCGAGCAGCGACATGCCGGAGTAGATCGTGAGCGTGCCAACGATCTTGTAGGAGCCGGCCGGGAGCCCGACCACGGAGTCGCCCGCTGCATGAGCGGCGTTGATTGCTGTCTGGATCGCTGAGGTGTCGTCGGCCACACCGTTGCCGATGGCGCCGTAGGTCCGCACGTTGAAGAACAGCCCGCTGACCTGGCTCAGGGCCGTCTGCAGAGTGACCGCGGATCCTCCCACCAGGACATTGAAGTCCAGGGCCCCGAAGCTCGTAAGCATCCGGTCCCAGGCAACCTGCTCGGTGGTGGGCTTGCTGGCTGCGGATTGGCCAGTCTCGTAGTCGGTCCCGGTCAGGCTGCGGGAGATGACCTCGACGGCCGAGGCGTTGCTGCCGGCGACAAACCGGCGCTGCTCTGTGCCGTATTGGTCGTAGGCCACCACCTCTACGAGCTGGTTGACGTAGATTACCCTAGAACCGTTGCTGTCGAGAGCTAGCGAACCTGTCGGAGAGATTGGCTGGTCCGCTTCGAAGCTGTCGTAGTACCGGGCGCGCACGCCGGTGCCACGCACGAACACGTCCACAGAGCCGTCTTCGCAGCCTCGAAGTCCGCTGGCAACTGGGTCAATCAAGTGCATGCGTTACCAGCGCAGCGCGCCGCCTCCGGTGGTGGTGCAGCCGACCGCGTACCCGGTGGAAGATGCGTGGAGCTTGCCGTCTGCTCCGAGCAGGAACGATACGCGCTCGAGCTTGAACCGAGTCATCGCGGCCGCCGACAAGTCCAGCGAGTTGGGATTGGAGAATCCGACTGTACCATCGCTGACGATGCAGTCGTAGATCCATGGCCCCGTGATGGCCCCAGCCGCCTTGATTGCGCTCTCTGGCTGCGCAGTCGTGGACGTGGCAGTCGAGAGGAAGGTGCACCCCGAGACCTGGCAGTAGTCGGCCCCAGTGAACAGCGAGACGGCCGGTCCGGTATCGTTGGCTGCGCACTCGAAGTAGCAGCCGCGGCACGCCGTCTGGGTGGTCAGCGTCACCTTCGCGCCAGCACCGGCGCCGGTGCGGGTCGTGAACTTCACGTTGCGAATTTCGCAGTCTGCCGCATTCAGTGTAATGCTGCCCGTGGAGGCAAACGAGAGGGTCACCGTGGGGATCCCACCATCGCTACCCGCTCCGACGATCTTGAGGCCCGCCTTCGAGACCAGCAGCGTCGCGGCGTAGCCCGTCTCGGTGTGGCCATCCATCAGCACGATGATGTCGCCAGCCAGCGCATTGGTGACCGCCTGGGAGAGCGTGGCCAGCGGCTTCTCGCGGTTCTGGCCGGCAGGGCTTGCCGCATCGGCGCCGGTGGCAGAATTCACCCACCAGGCGGACGCACCCGTTGGGAGCATCAGGGGCTCCGAGGTGCAAAGCTCGTCGCCCAGGTTCTCTCCAAGGCCATTCTGGTAGAAGTTCAACGTCGCCACCTGTTGTTGCCGCCGTGGGACAGCCGGAATTGGCCGTTGGCGCGCTGGTTGCTGAAACCCTTGCACTCTACCAGGAACTGATCCGCTTGAGCCTTCAGGTAGACGCAGCGCTCGAGGGGCTTGGAGTTCGAGAGGGCGAGCTCGTGGGCCAGTGCGAACTTGAAGAACTGGTGCCAGGGACGCTCGAGCCCGGTCGTGGTATTCGAGTCGGTGGCGTTCGGGTATAGCAGTTGCACCTGGAGGCGAGCAGTCGCGTTCTCCTGGGGGATCGGCCAAAGGCGAGCTTCTACCTGGGCGCCCTGGCGATGAGGGTAGAGAAGCGTCGGGCGCCCCTGCGCGGCATGGCTCGAGAGCTTCTGCCACTTGTCCATCGAGATGAGGCGGATCTGGGTCTCGCCGTCCGCACGATCGACGTCCAGCGCCTCGCCTGGCACGTAGGCGGCGTCGCCGATGATGTCGAGAACGTTGTCTGGCAGCGTGTAGCGCTCGGTCCCTGCCGTCAGCTCGACGTTCAGGAAGTCAGCGGCTCGCACCTGCAGCCCTTGGGCCTCGAGGTGCTTGATGATCCCCTCGAGCAGCTCCTTCGCGAACGCTGCCCGCCCCGGGTCGACCGCCTGGGAGAAGTTCACGAGGCCGGCCACCTTGTAGGACTGGCCCACGAGCTCGCCGATGTTGAACTCGCGCGTGCTGTTCGGGTTGACGGTCACGTGTAGACCTCCTTCTTCTGGGGAGGCGGGCCATAGGGGTACTGGCGGCCCTGGCGCGACTCCGCACTGTTCGCGTTCTTCTCGGCGAGGCTCGCGTCGTCACCCCCCGGAGTGTAGTCGTCCGGGCATGCCCAAGCGCCGCCGAGCTCCTGCTGGAGCTGGTCCGAGCGCCACGCGACTCCGCAGTGACTGCAGATGGCCGTGTACGAGCCTTTCGGCCCACGCCAGTGCTTCCCGATGGTACGACGAGACAAGGCCAGGTCCTTTCCGGCCCCAGCCGAGCCTGGGGATCAGGTGTCCGCTGCGGGACTGATGACCACGCCGTTCGTGCGCGGGTCGTTGGTGATGTAGTTCTGGAAGAACGAAGCGATAGTGGTGGCACCGACGGTGATCCCAGTGGTACCAACCGTCTGCGCTCCGGTGCTCTGGACGCGGATGCGGTTGTCGTGGATGACGCCCGAACTCGCCTGTGCGCCGAAGCTGATGCCGGCAATGGAGGCCGCCGTCACGTTCGAGATGATGTTGCGCCCGATGCGCATGTCGAGCGCAGCGGCAGCAATCCGAATGAGCCCGCTCGCTGACGTAGCAGCAAACTCGAGGTCGTTGTCCAGGATTTCGATGTTGCTCGCCGCGGCCGCCACCAAGATCCCATCCGTCGCCACTCCCGCGGCCACGCCGCGCAGTCGGCTGCCGACCAGGCTGAACCGGTGGGCGCCGGTGCCAATCTCGAGCGCGATGGTGGCCAGGTTCGCGGCACCAGAGCTCACCTCGATGTCGCAGCCAACGAACTGCACGTCCGCCGCTGTGACCGCGATGGCCTTGACGACGCCGTTCGCGCCCTCGAGCCGGAGTCGCAGGTTGGCGAACACGACGTCGGCGACCGCTACGGCCCACTGGGAGCCGGTAGCGGTCCAGCGGAAGACCGGCATGTTGCCGCCCCGGCCGAGACCGATAACCTTGGTGCCGGCCACCAGGTTCGTGAGCATCGTCGCGTCCGTCACGCTCTCAGAGTGACCCGGGAGGCAGACGACGGTATCGCCGAGGCCCGCTCGGCAGTAGGCGAGCGCCTGCGCCAGCGTCGGCAGCAAGCGCGCCACCAGGTCCGGGCTATCTCCCGACTGGGGACCAGTCGAGCGGACGTACAGGACCTGCTGCGCAGGGGGCAGCACGATGCCAAAAGGCGTCTGGAGACCCGACTGGATCCCGTACGCTGGCAGATCGGTAAAGGGACTCGGCATGGCTCACCTCAGGCAGGGCAGAAGAGAACGGAGCGGGCGTCCGACCAGCCTCGCGCCCAGCGGGCAGAGAGGGAGTGCTTCATCACCTCGTTGTCGTTGTCGACCCAGGTGCGAGCGCGCATCTTGCGGCGCCACTTCCAGCGGAGCCCATTCGGCACATCCGTGAGGAAGGCGTAGTTGGTCGTGGTGTTCAGCCAGTAGCGGTTCTCCACTGGCGTGATGCTGACATAACCCTGGCCGGAGTTTGCGATGTTGATGGCCGAGAAGTTGCCGGCAGTCGGGTCCATCTTGGAGCCGAGGATGCGAGCCCAGGCGTCCCACTGAGCGACGGGGAACGTAAGCTTCATGAGCTCGTAGCCCTCGATGAGCCCATCGTGGCCAGGCATCGTCGCGACGGCCGTGCGGGCGATCCCGACTGCCACCGGCGAAGGGCTCATGGCAGCCATGAGGTTCGAGAAGGTGCCACCACCGGGCAGAGTGTGAGAGGCAGAAGCCAGCGGCACGCCATCAGCGCCCGGGTAGGCCGTGTTCGCGGCGCGCGCCCAAACAAGACCTTGGTCGTAGTCGACGGTCTTGACGCCGGAGCGCTTGAGTCGACGAGCCAGGTCGATGACCTCGCGGTACTTGCAGTCTTCGACCGCCTCCTCGGTGATGATCATGCGGGCCGCGTAGGTGGCTGCTCGGTAGCGGGTCACCGGGCCTTCGTTCATCGTCAGGGTGGTTGACTCGCCGCCCTCGGTCTTCTGGGCGAGCAAGCCGCCGCCGCCATACTCGACGTCATCCTCGTAGTTGTCCTCCATGGTGCTCTCGTCGAAGAGCTTGGGCATGACCATGCGGGACTTGAGATTGTCGCTCGAATCGTCGACGATCTCGTCGAGAGTTTCCTTGAGCGCGGCAGCTTCGGTGCTGGTAAAGACGGTAGACATCGGTGCTCCTTAGACGCCCGTGGAAGTGGTAGCCCACCCGGTGATGGTGCTGTTCGCGTTGACTTCGACCACGACCTTCACGTTCAGGCCGGCGTAGTCCACGTTGTCGGCGGTCGTCGAGATTTCGAAGATCCGCAGCTTCAGCGAGTTGGTCGTGGCGTGGGTTGCGATATCGGCCTTGGGAGCCGCGCGGAGCTCGCCGCTGGCGCCGGTGAGAACCATCGATACGTTCTCACCGATGAATGCCATGTAGGCTGCCTCGGTGGTCGCCGTCACGGCGTCATCCACGTCGATCTCCCAGTACGCCTGCTCGATGGGGACCACCCACACGTATGAGGCGCGGGACATGTTGGTGCCCCAGACGGCGTTGCTAGGAAGGACCTTCTTCTGCTGCATGAAGGTGCCGTCCCAGTACGGGCCTACGCCGACCACGATCCCCCAGATGTCGTCAGGGGTAGTCTCTGTGCCGTTTGCCAGCATCACACTGCCGTCGTTCACGAGCTTGACCGGGTCACCCGCACCTAGGCCGACCGCGGTAGCTCCGCCAGTGACCGAGAAAGTGGCGTTCGAGGCCACGAGCTTGCGGATGCAGTTCTCGAGCGGGCGGCCGTACTTCGAGCGGTAGAAGCGGAAGCCGTACCCGGCGCGGTTGGTGGTCATTGGTCATCCTCCGGATCGGCGGACTTGTCCTCCGCCACGTAACGCTTGCCGTTTGAGTCGACGCCCACGTTGGCGCCAGCGAAAGGGTTCTCGACGCGCTTCGACTTGTGGATGCGCTTCTCGATGGAGTCAGCCCAGGCTTGGCCGGTGTTGCCTTCCTCGCCGAACTTCTGGAGCTCGTTGTAGGCCTCGAGACTGATGGACATCAGCACGCAGCCACGGAAGACCATGGCCTCCCCCGGTTGGACCCTGCGCATCGCCGCCAGACGCGGCCCGCCCTCGCGGTAGAGCTCGATGTCGTAGCCGAGGCTTTCGTAGTACGACGCGCCGGTCACGTCGTCCGCCTGCCAGGCCAAGACGTATTTCTTCTGCGGGTCCTTGTTCACGATCTTCGTGAAGCGACTCTCGCCGTTTGCGCCCAACGCCAACCCGGTGACCTCTCGGGGCTTCGGGTCTTTGCGCTTGGGTGTTGCGACCGCTGCTGAACTAGCCGACATCAGATGTTCCTCGCTTGCCAGTCTCTGCAGCCCGGCGAGGCTTCCTCGGAACATCTGACGAGCCGCTGAGGCCGCGGTCGCCGTTCTGACTCACCCCTGGCTAGGGGCGAGCCGAATGCTGAAACGATACAGGAACCGACGCAGCTGTCAAGCTACTCGTCGATCAGGCCCTTCTCCATCATGCGCTTGCCGGGTCCCTTGGCCCACTTCTCCATGGCCTTGTCCTCGGACAGGTGGGGGAATGCGGCCTTGGCCATCGTGCGCCGCGCCTTCATCTGGGCAGAGCCGCCGCCCATCTTGATGATGCGACGCTCTGGTTGGCCGCCGCCCCCTCCCTGGGGGGTTTGCCCGCCGGCTCGCAGCTTGGCCTTTAGACCGGGCTCGCGCCGGGTGATGGGTGGCACGTTCTTGGGCTGGAGCCTGATGGTTCGCCGCGCGATGTCCGCTGCCTTGGCCAGCGTCTCCAGACTGTCTTCGTGGTCTTCTGCCAGCAGGGTCTGGACTGCGCCCATCAGCGCCTGAACTCCCTTTGGGTGGCTCAGGATGTCGCCGCAGTTGGCCTGCATGTAGACCTGGGCCGGCGTGAGCTGCGGCGGCACCTTTTTCCCGTTCCGCGCCTCGTCCCAGCGATTGGTAGCAACACGCACCTCGCGCTCCGCCGCGATGTACTTGTCCTGCCACTCCGGCAGCTTTGCGTTCTGCTCATCGATCGGCAAGCGACTGAACTCTGCCCAAACGTCCCTGAGCTCCCTCTCCTTCCGGTGAAGCTCTACCTCCTCGGGAAGCTTCTGTGGCTGCTCTGCAGGACCCTGGCGCTGGGAGAGGAGAACCTCTGTCCGACCCCTGAGCTCGGCGAGTTCGCGGCTGTGCTGCTCGGCTTGGCGCCGGTACTCGTCGCGCTCGCGCTGCGCTTCCTCGAACTGGCTCTTCCTGGCTCGCCGTCGGTCCTGACGTGACTCTCTCTGTTCCTCGGACGCGATCGGTCTGCTCGGTTCGTCATCATCCTCTTCGTCGACATCGACATCGTGGTCAGGCTCGGCAGCTGCGCTCTTCGCCTTGGCGCGGGCTTGCAGCTTTTCGACTGCGGCGTCGTTCGCGCTCGCGATGTCGTCTTCTTCGGACGCTTCAGGTCTCTTGGCGGTAGCCATCAGGAATCCTCCGGGACAGTGGGCATGGTTTTGGGCGGCGAGCATTCCCCCTGGTCATGCCCGAGCAGACGGTGGTCCGGCGAGTCGGAGCCGATGTCGACAACGCGCAGGTCGCCGGCTTTGAGCTTGGTAGCCAGGTCCTCACTGGCTAGGATGTCTCCGTCTCGCATCTGGAGGACGAAGATCTCTTTCCCGCCAGTGGTGTACCCGACAGGGATTTTGAATGGCGAGAGCTTGATGAAACGAACGATGTGGCCCGGCTCGATCCCGTGCGCCTTGAGGTTATCCATCGCAATGAGCCCCGCCCCGACCAGAATCCCGCGCGGCGCAGAGTCCTTCTTGTAGGCCTGGGTCGCCTCGCTCTTCACAAGCATGCCTCCAGGCATGAAGGTCTCGCCCTCGTGCATCTCGAGCTGGTAGATCCAGACGCAGTTGAAGACCGGCTGGGCCTTGAACATGTCGTCGGTGAGCAGGTGTTCCAGCCGCCTGGCCTCGAGCAGCGCGGTGAGCTGCGGGAAGGCTCCGGGCGGAGACACCTGGTCGCGGCGCTGGTCCTCCTCGGAGCGGGTCAGTCGCTTGACGATGTCCGCGGCGATGGGCCCTTCGCAGAACTCCAGCGTTGGAGACATGAGGCTTTCGGTCATTTCTTGGCTTTCTTCGGTAGTGTCAGGATAGCCCGGTGAACGGTCGCAGCCTCGAGCCGGGCATAGGCGGCAGTGACGGCTGGGTCGGTCGACGCTTTGCAGACGCGCATGAGTTCCTTGCGCATCTCTTCCTGGTCATCGAGAGCGCGCCGGGCCAGGGCGAGCGTTTGTGGGTGAGTGAACCAGTCGGAGACGTCGTCCGCCTCGTCCTCTGAGAACTTTGGCTCTGCGTTCATCGGCTACTCACTGCTCTTGGGGTTTCGGAGAAAAGGGTGCGACGTGTGACTCGCGGCCAGGTACACCTCCATTTGGAGGCGCCGGCGCAGCAGATCCGTCCGGACCTCGATTTGGTCCAGGACTCGCCCCTGGTGGCGCGGCAGCTGCCGGACCCGCGCCTGGTACGGCCCCTGGAGTACCTGGTAGTCCAGGAACCGCTGGGGGTTGAGGGATCGGGGGTGGAGGGGCTGGCCCAAGCATCGCAACAAGGTCTTGCCGTCCTCGGGCCTCGAGGTCTTTTTTGACTGCATAGTATTGGAACTGCTGGTTCTGCATCAGAATCGGCACCGTCATGGACATCTTGACGATCTCTTCCGACTCGGCGATGCGTTGGGCTTGAGATGCGAAGCGAAGGTCGCAGCGGAACTCCACCTCGTAATTGCGCTCGTACATCCACTTGCCGACCTTGATCGGGATGAGCCCGGTCTGGCCAGGAATCGCAGGCATTCCCGCTTGGCGGCTGTTCAGCGACTCGGGCGAAGTGGGCAGGCTCCGGAGCGCGTGGTTTGTTACCGTGAACAGCTCCTCGTCTCGCAGGTAGATGCTATTCAGGAAGGCGTTATTGCGCATGATCTGCTCGAAGAAGTCCAGATATTTCCTGCTCTGGACCGAGAGCATCTTGGTGGCCTGCTCGATGCGCGCTGCCAGCCCGCGGTAGGTCTCGCCGGACTTTCCTGGCTCGCCAGAGAGCACCTCTGGGCTCTGGGCCGACTCACGCGCGGATTCGCGCGCCATGGTCACCAGCGTGAGCAGTTGCTGGTTCGCAGGGGGGAAGCTAAAGGGCATGATGTCGTCCTTCAGTTGGCGTCCACTTGCCCCTCTGACCTTCAGCTGCTTCCCGATCCCAAGGCTGAAGCCGCCCTCGAAGCTGATGTTGTCGGTAGTGATCAGGCAGCCGGCATTAGCGAGCGAGGCAGCGTCCACGAACTGGTCCAGACTCGTGTTGGCGGCCCGATTGTAGTCCGCCAGAATGCGCCCGTATCCGATACCGAGATTCCCCACCAGAGGCTCGATACATACCCCGTGGGCAAATAGACGCACCGGTTCACGGCGGGGAGGTTCTGGCTCTTCCTGGGGGTCATTCGGGTCCTGCATCCATGATGGGGCGACGGGTGGGGGCGGCAGCGGGTCGTTCGCCATTGCCTGCAGGGCTTGGGACGCCTCGAATTGAGCCTGCGGGTCCATGCTGGTCTGGGCGAGGAGCGAGAGCTGCTGCTCCTGGGTGGCTCGCTCCATCTCGGCGGACTGGTGGGCCTCTTGGGCCTGGAAGTAGGTGTCCCGTTCCTGGCTCTGCATCAGGTAGCGCTGCTTATCCTGCCAGTTGTGGGTCTCCAGGATGGTTAGCAGCAAGATGGCGCGGGTCCTCGGGTCGACGATGGCCTTGCACCAGCGGCTCTCTTCCTGGCCGGGCAGTTCCATCCAGCCCTCGTACCAGTAGAGCTTGAAGGGTGCGTGGGCGTCATCCTCGGGGATGTGAATTCCGTTGAGCTCCGCGATGGCTTCGTGGACCCGCTGCTCTGGATCGTCGTCCCAGCTAGGCGACTTGCGCTCGAGCACTGCCTCCACGTCGTGCCACTCGCCCACCTTTCCTTCGCGCTCGAGCTCGTGCTTGTAGAGCGGGTAGACGCGGCCGTACCAGGGCAGGTCGGCGTAGTCGGGCCGGGTAGTCGTGTAGCTGTAGGGGGTGATGAACTCGTCCGGGGCCAGCATCCGATGCTGGTTGCAATAGCCATCCCAGAGCGAGTGACAGGTGGTGTCGCCGATGTAGAAGAAGCTCAGGAGGCCGCGGTGCTGCTCGCGCTTGAAGCCTGGGATCTGCTGGCGGATCTGCCAGTTGCCATGGACCGTCAGGATCTGCGCGGTGATATCGTCCTCGGGTCCCATCGGCAGCACACCGAACACGTTGGTCCAGTCACCGAAGAGCTCACCGTAGGCGTGGAGCGTGATCCGCATCGTGTTCTCGATTGCGATCGGCACGTGGAGATTCGCGCAGTCCTGGAACGGGAAAGATTTGTCCGGCAGGTCACCGGCGAACAGCTTCCAGTCCTTGGCTACGCGCTCGACGTACTCCTCGCGGGAGTCGGTCGCGTTGTCGATGTCCGTCAGAATGCGGTCGCTGATCTTCTTCAGCGCCTTCTTGCCGGCGTCGGTCTCCACGAAGATCGGGACCAGGTTTGCGGCCTGCTCGGTCTCCTCGTTGACGATGTCGTCCGGATCCATGTCCGGCTCCGGGTCGTCGAGCTCCTCTCCCACGTCGAATTCCATGTCGCCGTCAGCCATCAGTCGACCCCGTACCCTCTGCCGACCCTTCGGGCTTTCGGCTTGTCGTCGCGTTCGTCATCGTCGTCATCTTGGTCGCGTTTCGCCCAGCCGTCACGCCTAGACACGTAGGACACGAGGTAGCAACAGGAGTCGTGCCAGTGGTCGTCCCCTCCGTCCATCGGCGTTTCCGGGTCACCCTCCTGGCGCGGCATCGACGGTAAGGTCTTGATTATCTGCTTGCAGTTGCGGAAAAACACGATCCCCGGGGCCGTCGTGCCGTTGCCGTGGTTCGACAGGCGCTCGATGATGCGCTCGGCGTTGCGGCGGCGGCTCTTCTTGTCGGCTGGGACCCAGGAGATCCCCTCAGCGGCAAAGTCCTCCGCCTTGGACCGCCCCGAGTCACCGCGCTCCTCCCACAGCTGGGTGTCGGCGGGACCGGAGGCTGTAGATCGACCGTCTTTCCACAACCCCAGGTCATCCTCGATCTCGTGGACCCGCTCGGCGACCGCACGAGCTGTTTTCCCCTGGAACGTGTACTCGCGGAACACGAAAAGTGTGTCATCCGGGTCGAGGGCGGCCCAGTGAATGCACCCTGGAACTTTGTGCCCCCAGTCCATCGAGCGGAATTTGGGCCAGTCGCTCGGGATCTCGAACGGGTCGCACACATGTAGGTCCGGGTTCCAAGCATCTGAGTAGAAACCGTTCGCGATGGTGTACCAGTCGCCCTCGAGCAGTGCCCTACGCACGTGAGCGGGCGCGTCCCGGAGGCGGCGCTCGTAGTCATCTCGAAATGCCGCGTCTGGGTTATCCGATAGCCTCGCCGGCAGGTACATGCGCGTGATCTTCTGGTGACTGCCGTCGCTCATCCGCACCGTCTTGGTGAGCATGACGTTCCCCTCGGGCGCAGGATCGACGAACAGCTTCCGTACCCAGTACGGATCCCGCACCGTGAAGTCCTGGCCGTCGTGTGTGACCATGGGGTTGCTCATCGAGCGGATCTTGAGCATTTTGCGCAAGATAGGGTCACTCGAACGCACGCGAGTCTTGAGCTCTTGATACTGGCTCTTGAGGAACTGGCAGAGTTCATCGAAGGCCAAGTGGGTCTGGCTTGATATCAGTGCCGAGTCCGTTATATAGTGGTTCGCGCCTTCCACCGTGAGGTCGAATGTCTCTAGAAATCCAACCGGTCGTAGCTCCACCTTTCCAATACGGACGTCCTCTGAGCGAACTCGGCTCTCTCCCGAGTAGAAATGTGGGTAGGACCATGTTGAGCATGGGCTACGTTCACGAGTACTGCCCCGACCATCCGCGCTGCTCGAGGAGTGGCTACTACCAGCAGCATCGCCTAGTAGCCGAGATAATTCTTCGGCGTCAGCTGTCACGCGCCGAGGTTGTGCACCACGAAGACGAGAATAAGACCAACAATGCGCCGGAAAACCTGTGGCTATTCCCTGATCAGGCTGCCCACCTGCGTCACCACAAGGCCGACTCTCTCCGCTATGACCGTCAGTTGGCAGAACGAGTAGCTGTGCTCGCGACGGATCGGGGCCTGAGCCAAATCGAGGCAGCTCGGTGCCTGGATATCGCTGTATCGACACTTCAGGCCATCCTGCGCACCCATCATATTCATTGGGCAAACCGAGGCGAGAGCGGGCTCGACGAAGTGTCGGTTCGTGAAGCACTACGGGGAAGGACAACCTTGGAAGCTGCACAAAATCTCGGTGTAAACCACCAAACTCTACGAAACCTGTTTCCGGGTCTACTCTCGAAACGCGCTTCACCGGGCTCTCTGGAGCGCCATAGAGGCGAGATTCGTAGTCTTGCCAGCTCCATCCGTGCGGCCGCTCTCGCTGAACGGTATTCGGTGAACCCTGCGACGGTACTGGGTGCAATCCGACGCTGGTCGCAGCAAGAACCGGGTGCGTGGTCGGAAATCGTTGCGTTCCAACAATCGCGCCGCGGTCTCGGACGACCGCCTCGACGCAAGGCTTGACGCCTGTTTTCCATGTGGCGACCACCGGCCTGGGCCCCTCCAGGGTCATCACCTCTTCGCCAACCGCGATCTGCTCAATGCTCTTGAACGAGCGGTCTCCCATGAGCACCTGGGTGCCTGCGGCGCTACAGAACTCTGAACTGTAGTACTGGAGATAGTCGTCAGGATCCTTGCAGTGCCCGAACTGTAGCCGGTAGCCGCTCGAGAACTTCAGCGTTGAGCGCTGCGCGTCCCACTTCACACCTGGGTCAATTCGCGGGTAGATGCGCTGCGCGCGCCCAATCGTCTGGTCGAGCATGGTGCGCGTGCGGCGCAAGTGCAGCGCCCACCCTGTCGACTGCCCTGGATCTAGGTAGTTCTTGTGGGACTTCGGCAGTAGCGTTCGCTCGTTTTCGGTGACTATCTGCTCGAGCGGATCCATGAGAAGCACGAGGGTTTTCCCAGGGCCGGCGCTGCCGGCACCGAGGGCCTCGTCCACCTTCAGGGCATGGAACTTAGCTCCCCAAGCGCTTGGCTCATAGATCGGAGCGCTCAAAACGGGGGGTCTCCTACGATGCGCAGGATCCGCAGCGGCACCCACGCGACTCCATCGAAGCTCGCTTCGCAGTAGTAGCCGGCAGCGACGATGGCTGAGCCAAACGTCAGCGTCTGGTCGCTCATGTTCCACAGGAACTTGGCGTTTCCCGCCACAGCTCCAGCGGGGCTCAGCGTCTTCACGCGGGGGACGCTGGCACCGTCGACGCGCTGGACGTGGTGGTCGCCCATTGCGACTGTCAGCGTCTCGTCTGCGTCGAGCAGGTCAGGCGCGAGCTCGCCCAGCCTGACGGCTCTCCAGGTGCCTCCGTCCCACATGGGATGACCGAAGAATGGTGGCTGGTTGAGCATGCCGGCGATCTTCTTCTGGGCCATCAAGAGGAACGGTTTGAGCTCCATGTGGACCCATTGCCAGAGGGCCTCTGCCTTGCCGGAAAAGGACCTGGCCGGTCCACCGACGTCAACCGACTTGGGCTCGAGCGGACGGTCGCTGATGAATTTAGGGGGCGCTGTCATCGGGCGAGCTCCTTCAGGGTGGACCACACGGAGGCAAATAGGGCGATGCGAGCGGGGTGTCCCTTGGGGCCTTCGCCGCGAACCCAGCTGGCACGCTGCTCCTCGTTCAGGTCGAGCCAGCTCTTGAGCTTGGCGTGGAGCCCAAGCGCCCAGCATAGCTTCTGGTCGGCGGCATATGCTACCTGCGCGAGCTGGCCGAGGTTCAGGGGGCGGTGGTCGCTGTCGACGACCCACTGCTCGGCGCGCAGGCGCACGATGCGCTCGTGGCCCGGCTGGTCGTAGCGGACGCAGTCCTCGCCATCCTGCTGCACCAGATAGCCTCGGTCACCGGTAATCGTGTGCGTGTACCAGCGGCGCGCTTCCGTCATGTGTTGCCCTGGGCAGCTGCGTAGATGAAGAGAACGAGCCCTAGGCTCACGACCACGATTTGTGCCCACTGGTCAGTCATCGGAGTCTACCTCTTTGGTCTCGTAATGGTGGTGGACGGTGTTGTTCAGGAATGCAACTGCCAGTGACTTCGGTGCCGCCTTCTCGAGCGAGCGGGCCTTCATGACTCCGCGAGCGATGGACTCCGCGACCTTGATGCCGACGGGTGCATTCTTGGCGCTCATCCAGGCCGTGGTAGCCGACTGGAGCATGCGCTTGGCCTTGGTGTACCCGAACTCGTTGATCCACTCCGCAGGCGGCTCAGTGTCGGTGGGATTGACCTCGGTGAACCTGAGCGCGCCCTCGAGAATCTCGGCAGACCGGTCGAAGAGCTTGTCCTCGATGGACTGGAGGTCTTTGGTCTTCTCGTCGGCAAGCGTGAGCGACGTGTCCACAGGGACAATTTCGCCCGATACCTCCTCCACGAAGAGGCCATCTAGGATGGAGGAGGTATCGGGGCTCTTCACGCTTCCGCTTCCTCGTCGTCCGCAGGAACGACGGTATCGATCTCCGGGTCTTCCTCGAAGGCGTCTTCACTCACCTCCGGCGCCGGCAACTCGCGCGCTGACTCGCTTCCCAGGGAGTACGGCACGCAGTAGTACGTATCGGGCTTCTGGCCACCCCGGTAGAGCTGGACGCGCTCGTGCTGGGTCGGTGTCTCGATGCCGTCCTCGGACAGGACAGCGAGCGAGACGAAGTCGCTCGATAGGATGCCGGTGATCATGGCGTAGAGCGCCGGATTACCTGGCTGATGGTCGTGTGGGTAGAACAGGACTGGGTCTTTTACTTGGGGGTCTTCCATGGTTCCTCAGTGCGATGCCAAGACGATCTTTGGCGGCTTCGCCACAGCAATAGCACCCATGACCTTGCGCTGCTCGATGCTGATCCCGAGCGCTTTGATCCCGAGTTCAGCAAGAAGCTGCGAGAGCGACATCCGCACCGGCTCGCCTCCGGTCGGGATCAGAACTACCGCCTGCGAGATGGCCTGCAGGAACGACGTTCGCTCCACCTGCCCCTTCCGCGCATCCGTCTCGTCGAGGTAGGTCGGGCCAGGTGCCGCCACGCGAGTCCCACTGGTGAACTCGACGACGTGGCAGACCGTGTAGGCGGCTTCAGCTGAGGACATCGGAGTCGTGGCCGGCGCGAAGGTCCGACCCTGCAGGCTCTGCGAAGAGAGCCGGTTGAATCGCCGGATCTGGTCGCGATGGAGCCGGATTGAGGTCATCCAGCGTTGTGCCGAGGTAGTCATAGACTCGCTTCCTCGCTGACGGGTTCAGTTGGGCCATCTCCTTCTGGAGGCGAGAGATGATCTGGAGCTCCGTCGGAGGCTTCCAGGGCTTGGATCGTGGTTTTTTGGCTGCGACTTCTTGGGACATCTTTGCTCAGCATTCTTGCCACCTCGAGCATTTCTGCCTCGGTGGACATCTTGGGACCGATTGATAGGAGCACCCCGGCTTTGCCGAGGCCGTGGGTTTCTTTGTCTTTGGTGGAGGCAAAATAGCAATGAAGGGAGGAGACCTGGGCCCAGCCGTCGTTCTCCATGACGCCGGCCTTCACGAGGCCGTCTTCAATCATCTTGACTGCTCCCGCCGCGATGTTGAGCGGGTCCTTCCGCATGTTCTCTTCGACGAAGAGGTAAGTGAACTCCCAGCAGCCAGGAAGAACCGCGTAGCCCTTTTGCCGGCACCAGGCGACTACGATACTGGTCCATCGGCGTTTGGTCTCGGCGTAGGCTGGTACGACCTGTTTCTTCTCGAGCGGCGAGCGGCGACGCTTCTGACGTACCTTGCTCGCGTCAGCGATGAGCTCGTTGAAGTTTGGGAACTTGAACGGGAACCAGATGCTCGCGTTCACAGCATACTCCTGTCATAGATCTGCCCGTCCAGCCGCCAGCCAAGTCGACCGCTCAGCCGCCGCCACACCGGCCCGTCCAGCCGCCCGCCCAGCCGCCCCGCCAGCCGCCGGTACAGCCGGTCATGCAGCCGCCAGTCCATACGCCCGCGAGTGTCCTCCAGGCGCTTCACGGCCATGCTCGCATGTCGGGGAATGGGCAGATCCCTTCGAGGCGTAAGAAGAGGATGGTCATCGCATTTTTTGAGATCTTGCTCGGTCGCGATTTCCTGCGGAACAGGGCCGTCGGCGCGTGCGCACGAAGCCACTCGCTCATGCAGACCTCTTCGTTGAGTCTTTTCATGGAGAATTCCCTGGGCGCCTCAGTGGTAGGTCGAGTGGGGCGCGACGGCATGAGGCGCCCAGGTGGTGTAAACATACAATGGACATTGGGTCCTGGGAAGCGGTATCTTCGCTCGGGTGAAGAAACACAGGTTGGAACATGGAATCGGCTGGAAGCTCTCGATGGAGAAGGCCGCGAGGGGGACTGGGGTCACTAGGCCGGAGCCTGGGACTTTCCGTGCGGGCCCCAAGCGCTTCGCGGCGAAGGAGCTGGCGGAGAAGGCCGGCGTGAGCACGAAGACGGCTCGCGAGGTCATTCGACGCCTGGGGATGAAGGCGCCGCTGACGCTGGAGGAGGCGCAGTTGGTTCTCCCGCAGCTGTATGCAATCCGGGGCACTCGGGGCTAGAGCGGTAGTGGCCTGGCGTGCCGCAGACGGAGCACTTGCGCTTTCCGAGCGGGGCACGGCACTCGACCAGGCCGAGCTTCACCCATCGGCGCACCTGACGCACGCTCACCTCGAAAATCTGGGCACAGGTCTCCGTCGAGAGCTCCACGCCGTCGATGATGAGGATGTAGCGTCGTAGTCGAGACTCCCTGCGCTTGCGCCCTTCGGCGTCCCTCAGCGCTTGCGCCTCCGGCATGCGCCTCAGGCGAGCGTGGAGCGCCTGGCGTGTGAGGCCGAGTTCTCTGGCGAGGTTGGCGATAGAGTTAGGCTTGGACATACGTGGCGATGTGCTTTATTCGAGGTCGGGCTTTCCCATGGCGATGTAGTGTTCTAGGGCAGCTTTCATCGCGGCTTCTGTGAACGGTTTTGCTGGATTACTGTTCTTGGTGTACTCCCAAAGACACTCAAGTATCGGCTCTGGCTTGGGTAGCAGTTCGACGTAGCGCCCGAGGTTGAACGTAGTGTCGTCCACTTTGTGACTGTCGCCCGTGATCTGCGCCTCGACCAGTCTTTGGTAGGCGACTCGGATCTCTTTGTAGAGAGCCGCTAGCGGTACGTCATCTGTCTCGTGACGTTTTCCAGAACAGGTGCCCTTAGCTCCCTCGTAGTCTCCGAGCGCCGGGATCCACCTGCACTTCACGCAAATCTTGCCGCCGCCGAAGTCATGGTCGCAAGGCGCGTGGCAGTGGTCTACCTTTCCGCACTTGGCACACTTACGTACATTGCTTACTGGCTCCAGGATGAATCGGTGTTCACAGGACATGGTGGTCTTGGGCCATTCTGAGCCTATAAAAGCGGCTCCGTCTGCCGGATTGATTCCGTAGGTATGACGCTGTGTCATGGGATTCGGGTGGTGGTTAGGTGCCATTGTTTGCATGCCTGGCAATGGTACTCGTAGAACAGCGTGCCGTAGCGTTTGGTCGCCACGGCTGCGCAGTGGCGGGCCTGGCCGCGCGTGGCGAACTTCTTCTTGTTCTGGAAGTCGCAGCCACGTGACTCATGAAAGACCACGGAAGGCCTGTCGAACTTCACCTTCCGCTGTCGGTCGGTCATGTGGCGCGTCTTGCTCATGCGCGCACCAGGGTAAATGTCCTGTCCATGAGTCGTCCGTACAGCGCCCTAGACAGGAGCAGGTTCTGCTTGTCGCCGAATGTGCGCATCCGGCACAAGGCGCCCCATAGCCCGCATAGGCCACCATCTGGGTAGAGGCGTTTCATCGTGGGGGCTCCAGTTCGCAGTAGAACTCAGGGACGTCCAGGTCCCAGCCGTGGTCACCATCGCGCCAGGTTGGGTCGGTCTCGGAGTCCCAGACCATCGAGTCCACGAAGTAGGTCCATCCACCGGGCTCGAGTTCCAGGGCAAAGAGATAGAGGGTCCCTTCGGTCACCGGCACCTCGCCGTCAGGGCCGAGTTCGTATGGTTTCCAGTTCATCGCTCGCCTTTCTCGGCCGCATCCAGCGCGGCAATGGTTGCGGCGGCTTCGGTAGCGCACCAATCCGACTTGCCCATGACCCCGCCCTGGTACAACCAAATTCGGAACGGCCTCCTGTCGCCGACGGACTCACGTCTAGCCCAGGTGCGCGTCGAGTCGCCGACCAGCCACGCCCCCAGCCGCTCCTTTGCGGCGGCGAGTTCGTCTGCGGCTGGCTCCTCCTCCTCCAACGCTGACTGCGCCATCTCCAGCCCACGCAGAACGCCGCGCTGGAAGTTGGTGGGTAGCGCGATGCGCATCAGAGGCACCTGAAGGCGTGTAACGCTGACCAAGGCGGCGAGCCATCCGCGCAGAAACTCGGGTGTGACGGGTTTGGTGGTCATGTAGTCTCCAGCGCCAAGCGCCCTGTCGCGGTCACGGCGAACACACTCTGACCGCCGAGCGCCGGGCCCGGCCCCTGAGCGACGCGCATCAGCCCGCGCTCGCAAAGCGCTTGCAGCATTCGCCAGTCTTCGTGGTCAGGTCCGGCGCAGTAGTGGTTCCGATAGAACTGGCGCTCGTGCCGCCAGGCGCAGGCGTGCTCCAGCACGTGGCGTTCTTTTTCGGTGATGCTCATGGTTTCGCGTCCTTGAAGCCAGGCAGGAACCGCACCCCAACGGTCGCCACAATCGCAGGTCGCCAGACATGCCCACAGTGCTGGCAAGCGTGAGTATGGTGAGACTTTGCCGCAAACACGTCCAGGTCAACGTGGCGCTCGCTGCACTCTGGGCACCACAGGAGCATGGGTATCGGGTCCGAGGGTCCTTCGCGAGTGACCAGGGCGCCGGGGCCGCAAGTGCATCCCTTAGTTTCACACACCGCGCAGTAGGTTTGATCCGCGTCGCGATTGGTCACTTTGACCACCCGAGCGGCGCCGCGATCACGGCGTCGACGCATTCAGGCATGTCGCGAGCGTGAACGCCCGAGTTGGCGATTATCGCTTCTTTCACCCTAGCCCGCACCTCAGCCGATTGCAGGTAGGTGGCGAGTTCGTCGACGGTGGGCTTTGCGCGTTCGTTCCAGAGCTCGAAAGCTTCAAACTCCAGGTCAATGTCGCCCTCTTCATCGTCGCGGCAACCGATCGTAGCCGTGGGACCTTGCGAGAAGCACCCCTCGCATTGGACCCAGCAGTCGCTCGGGTCGTCTGCGTCGTTGACGCACGTCTCAAGCTGGTCCTTGTCGCCGCAGAACGGGCACGGCAGAAACTCGGATTGGTTCAGTGAATCCATCCCCTGAGAGTAAGGGAACGGAGCCTGCGTGTCAACACAGAAGTGACAATACCAGGGCTTTGCCAGCTGGCGCCACGACCAGGATGTTCCGGAAGAGGGAGTTATCGACCAGGAAGCCTTTGCGCTTCAGGGCTCGGACTTGGTCAGAAGCCGCATGGGTCCCCTTCCATCCGAAGGCTCGGCAAATCTCGCGCACCGACGGGTGATGGCCCAAGAGCTCAATATAGGAGTCGATGTAGGCGAGAATCTCTGCCTGGCGGGCGGTGAGCCCGCAGGGCAGCATGGGCGTCTTGGGGTATGAACGGGAGTTCACAGCTCAGCCTTGGTGGCCCGGCGGACGTGGTCGCGGCTCGCCTCGGCCAGAGCCCGTAGCTTTCGTGAGAGAAGCCGGGCGAGCGCCTCGGTTGACAAATCAGTTTTCCGCTTTCTACAGAGCGCGTCCAGGTGGTCAGCGATTGCCAGCTGGGCGCCACTGAGGACGACCATCCCGACTCCCAAGGAGTTGTCGAGGAACTCCGCAGCCATGGCCTCCACGTCTCGCTGGCGCTTCGCCTCCCAGGCTCGTAGGTCTGGGCCAGGGTTAGCGGCGTCTCCGGTGCCCCAGCAGCTGTCGCATACGTCACTGGCTATTGCCGCTCCTCCCATACCGCCCCGCCAGGTGGCTGTGTTTGAGTAGGAGCACTGGCCGTCGCCACCGCAGCGCCTACATGGCTTGTCGACCCAGCGGGTGATGGTGAGCTCGGTTGAGCCGTGACGGATTCTCACCCTCCCACCAGTTCAAGCTTTCGCTGACTGGCGCAGCAGCGCAGAGGAAGCGGCCCGCCTTCGTCCGGTACAACCCAAGAGCCTGGCCCGTCTACCGCCACGAGCGCGTACGTCTCCCAGGTGCTGTACGGGCGAGTGTCTGGCGACATCACCAGCGACAGGTCTACGTCGATTAGGACATGGTCGCACCAGGCGCAAATCTGTCGCAGCTTGTCGCCTACTCGGACGGGAGGCGCCGCAATGTGTATTCGTTCGCTCACATCGTCAACATACAAGTGACAGAGTCCAGGGTCAAGAAAAGTTTGGGGTGGGGTGCCCGCTCCCCCAGCTGGCCCCTGCCTCCCCCTGGGTCCCTTTGGCCTGGCTGTCGAGCTCGGGAGCCTGCAGGCAGGCCGTGAACTCCAGTTCACACAGCAGGCGACCGACCAGCCGACTGTGAACGCCAGTTCACAAGGAGCACTGCGTCATGGTGGGCGAGCTCGGGGCCCTGTCGCGTGAGGGCGCCGGCGAGGCCTACCAATCCGATCGAGTGTGTCCACCGTACGGAGCGGGGACACTTCCGGGCTGCGCGCCACCTGATATCGCGCACTTAGCTGGCCTCGGTCAACACTATCGGATTGGCGCGACGTGAGGATAGGGGTGGAACGGGTGGTGGGGTGCCCTCTTCCGTGGCTTCTGGGGCCAGGCCGACCAGGGCTGGAGCTGGACGCTTCGGGTAGTTGCCGTCGCTGGATGGCGCATCCAGGTAGCAAGGCGACCCTGTCCGAGCGCGGCTTCGCCGGCTCTAGCTCGAGCTATCGACTCATTCCTGCCCGATATCGGGCAAGGCCGGCCGCCTGCCGCACTGTGACCGCTGGTTCACAATGGCTGCGCACGAGGTCTGTCCACCGTTTGTCTAGGACAACCGCCACTTGTGAACCACTGGTCTCACTGACCAGGGGAGCAGTAGTCCCATCTGTTTCGGAGTCGTTCCCTCTATCGGGCCATTGGGAGGTTTGGGTGTGAGGGCTGGAGAGGGAGTGCCGTGGGGCGGGTGGGAAGGTTGGGGCTCCCTTGGGCAGGTCGACGGGCTTGAGGCGCGCTGACTTTCTCACTCGGAATGTCACTTCTATGTTGACGCTCAGCCCTCCCTGGGTTAGGCTTACTGAGTACTCCGCAGCCACCCGAAAGGACTTCCCCATGACGATTCTCTCCGTTGCCCAGATGACCCCGAGCCAAGCGAACATCCTCCGCCTAATCTGCGAAGCCACTGCCCCGACTCCAATCGGCCAGTTCGAGGGCTCTGACCTCCGCGCCCTGTCAGGCTCTGGCCACATCCTCACTTGGCAAGGCTACGCTTGCCGCACGGCTCGTGGCGTTGCTGCTGTGGCGGGCGCCAAGTGAGCCGCCCTCGTAAGCCGTCCGCCGCCATGCTCAAAGCTGAAGCGGCATTCAAGGCCAGGCGTGACGCCGGCTACCCTGGGGCGCGTCAGGCTGCCCAGGTCGACGCAAACTCCGACGGCTTTGACCGTGGGCTCGAATACAACGCGCTATTCGGCCTATGGTCCCACAAGATGCTCCCTGGTCGCCAGTATCGCGTGGGCCATGAGCTTCAGTGTGAGGTCGTGATGTGCGAGGACCTTAGCAAGTGCCAGCTTAACCACGGCCTGGTGCGCTCATGAACACCTATCGCGTTCGTATCCGAAACACCGCGGGCCGCACGTTTACCATTGAGGCCGACACCTACACCGAGGCGGCAACGAAGGCCGTCAGGATCGTAAACCAGGGAACTGTCGGCCGCGGCCGCCGGATCGGCGTCCGTCGTGTGTCCGGCGACGCTGGCAAGGGCGGTATCTATCAGGGGTTCGCCCCCCTTAGCGGGACCATTGGCACCGCTGTCGGGCCGGAATTCAGCGTAATATGACACCCAGTTGGAGGTCTGCCTGGTAATGGCTACCCTTTACGTATCCCTGATAGCCCAGCATGGCGGCACCGTGAAGCCAGACGCAGAGCGTCAGGACGTCCCGGTCATGGTGCCAGACCGCTCGGCCGCATCGTTCCAGTTCGCCCTGGCCCAAGCCATGCGGCGTTACCGCGCGGTGTGGAACGCCGCCGAAGTGCGCCACCTGGGAACGTACTAATGTCACTTCTATGTTGACACTCTGACCCGTTTCCCTTACTCTCGAGACTCACCGAAAGGACTTCCCAATGAACCGTCGCTCAATCATGAATCACCTGTCGCGCCGTGGGCTGGAGCTCAATGGCCTCACCTACGGGGAGCCGCTGGCCTACGTCGCGCGCTCGAATGCCCGGTCGTGGCTCCGCTCGTTCCGAATGCTTGGGTTTGGTTTGGCCGCCTGCCTGGTCCCCTCACTGGCCCACGCTGAAGCGCCCCAGACCCGAGTGGACGCTTCACTGTCGAGCGACCGCGAAGCTGAGGCGCTGTTTTGCATCCTCGAAGCGTCGCTAGAGCGCTCTGCCACCAAGCGCGACTTCCGCTCGCTTTACCACGAATGCGCCGCTCGCCGCTCCGAGTACCTCGCGGAGCGTGCGCCGTGAACGAAGTAACCGAACGCACCCACATCTACAGGCCGACGTCGGAGCGAGGCCTGAAAGGCGTCGTGTGCTTCTGGCGAGCCTGTTACAAGCTCGATAAGGAGCGCCGCGACTGGCTGAACGGAAACATCTCCAGTCGCCGGCTAACGGAAGCCGAGCTCGACCTCGCTATCTTCCTTGGGAGCAAGCCATGAGCCACAAGCAAGGTAACCTCACGTTCGTGAACCCTACCGACCGCAACTGGGCCAGACATCGGTACGTCCTCGACTTCGACGCTTACGGTTCGACGCATCTTTGCGTGTGGGCGAACTGTCTCGAAGATGCGCTTGACGAGTGCGTCGACTGGATTGCCGACAACGCGCCTGGGCTTCTGGCTGATGAGCAAGTGGCCGAGGCCTACAAGGGGGCGATTGCTGCCGGCAAGTCCGAAGACGAAGCCCAGGAGGAAGCCGAGGTCGATACGACTTGCGCCGGCAACGCGGGAAACTACCTGCACTCATGGGAATGGGCGCTGCACTCGGAGGACCCGGACCGCGCTACCATTCTCGCCTTGATAGGTGGCCAGTGAAGCGCCTGACTAGACCTCGCGGGCGGCTGGACGGGCGGCTGTATTGGCGCCTGAGCGGTCGCCTTGGCTGGCGGCTGGGCGAGCGGCTGGGCCGGCGGCTGTACGGGCGGCTGTGGCGGCGGCTGGACGGGCGGCTGTGGGGGCGGCTGTGGCGGCTGTGGGGGTGGGTGGGGGGCTAGCACCGTGAAACAACCGCGCATGGTCCGCTGTGGGGTGACCTGTCACCTTCCTGGATGTCGCCCGGCTCGCCCTAAGTGCCGGCGCATGCGCAAGATTCAACCACAGCGCCGCGTGTGTTCATGCGGCGCCTACCACTTCCCGCACCGCAAAGGTTCAGGCGCCTGCGGTAACCCAACCGGCCACTGGGATGCGTGGCTAGCGGCCGAGGCGAGAGCCGGCCGCACCTTCTAGGAGACTCACATGTCAGACCGCGCAAAACTACACCTGTCAGCCGGGGACGATACATACCTTGCGGGCGATCCTATGCGAACGGCGCTGGCAAGTTCACCACTTTGCGGAGCGCGCTACGGGCACCCGCCGATCGTTTCAATGCCCGACTTTCTCGTGTCGGAGAAGTCGTGCGTCCACTGCCTGTCGGCCATCTACCGCGATTCGCGCATGCTCTGGTTTGAGGTTTCCTGCTCCGAGGCGTGCCCAGTGTTCGAACAGAGAACGATGCCTCACATGTACCACTCGGCGCTGATCCACACGAAGTCTCCCGCTTCGGCGCGCGCTTGGTTCGCTTCTAAATACCACTGCCGTCAACCTATCCAGGTGAAAGCCCGCACATGAAACTCATTCCCGTTCTCTCATTCGTCGCGCTCCTTGTCATCTGTTGCGATGCGGCGGCAGACCCGAAACCCAAGCGCCCTGCTGTGTGCGAGGACTTCGCAGAAACCACCGTAGTGGACCGCGATATGCCGACCGGCAAGCGCCGGATCCTGGTCTGCTACGATGGCAAGAAGCCGCGCCTGTTTACCTTCTGGACCACTGTCGAGGTCGAGTCACCTGACGGCGTCCGCACCTACGCGGTGGGCGGCTGATGAAGCGCCTGGCGGGACCTCGCGGGCGGCTGGACGGGCGGCTGGGGCGGCGGCTGGACGGGCGGCTGGGGGGGCGACTGTACGGGCGACTGGACGGGCGGCTGTACTGGCGGCTGCGGGGGCGGCTGGAGGGGCGGCTGTGGGGGCGGCTGGAGGGGATTTCGCTGTGAGCGCTTCCCCTCGTGTCTACCGTACCGACGCACTCAAGTGTCACCTTCGCAAGGTGCGTATCGACTCGAACGGCTACGCCGGAGCCTACAACAATTGCTACTTCGGTGTGAATCACGGGCAAGGCGATGTGTATGAGTGCGAGTCCGGGGACCATTCGTTCTTTCTGCGTGCCACTTCCAGGGCCGAGGCGAAAGCCATGGCCACCGATACGATCGCAACTCAACTCAAAGTCCACCCTTCCTCTGTGAGATTCTCCAAATGAGCAAAGAACCCGACGACCACGCCGTGCGAGAGCTCGAGCTCTACATCGACAATACCGAAGCATTCTACAACCAGAAGATCGCGGTGTTCCGAAACCTTGCCAAGAAGAAAGACCGCGGCAAGTACTCGCCTGACCTAGCGCCGAAGGCTTTTGCCTATACGACTAGACTTGGCGCCCAGAACTACCGACGCGAGCATGGCTCCGTTACTGACTCGTGGTTTCGGCTGTTCACCGTAGAGACACGGCTCGCCGTTGCGGAGTCGTTCGTTCAGGAGTTCCTGGACTGGTACCAAACAGATTGGCCATCACGATGAAGCCGCCATGCAACTGCGAACAAGCGCTGACCCTGGAAGAAGAGCTTAAGGCCAAGCGTGCGCTCGAAACGTGGGCATCGAAGACCGGACACGGTTTCACTGTCGCACATGGCCGCGTGATCATTCGTGTGCGCCATCACGCCGTGGATGTTCCCGGATCATCGGTCACCGACCGGCTCAACAAGGCTGCCCACATCATCCTTAGCGACCCGGAGCTCGAGTCTGTTCATCCGGTTGCAGTCTATTCCGAACTCCCTTTCAAGTGAACCCCATGCGACACAACACCAAGCACTCAGAGGCCATGCGCCTTGCGCGCCGTGCCAGGAACCTGCGCACGTTGCAGCTGGCCACACCACGCTCCGATCTGGCTGCCCAGCTCGAACTGCAGGCATCAATCGCAGAGCGGAAGGCGCTCGCTCTCATGGGGTACAAATGAAGCGCCTGGCGGACCCGGACTGGCGGTTGGGGGGGCGGCTGGAGGGGCGTACGGGTCGTGTGTTGCGGGGTAGGCTGGGGGAGTGGATGTACTGGCGGATATACGAGCGGCTGGGCTGGTGGATGTACTGGCGGATATACGAGCGGCTGGGCGGGCGGATGTACGATCGACTTGTCACTTCTGTGTTGACACGCGAAGCGAACTCTGATAGTCAGGACACACGCAATGTTTGACGACCTTTTCGCCACCCCGAACCGCATGAGCGCACTTGGCGTGAGCGAGTTCTGCGGGCTCGCTGGAACGCTCGGATCGCGCTACGGCGCCGGACGCGCGGCGGCCATGGGAACCGCTTTCCATGCTCGCGTCTCAGGGGCGCCCATGCCAGCGCTGACCCCTGAGGAGGCCGAGGAGGTGAACTCCTGGCAGGTGCCCGTGGAGTCCGAGGCGAGCGACGGCACCAAGCTACTCGTGAGCGAGGCTGAGAGGGAGCTTGAGGTGCGGTTGCCACTGGGGGGCGGGCTCGAGTGCGTTGGCCATCTCGACATGGCCTGGACCAAGGAGTTGCAAGCGCTCGAGAAGCGCCCGCTTCGTGTCGCATTCGTCGCTGACGCCAAAAAGACCATCTGGACATCAACCGGTCCAGAAACCCTGCAGGTGATGGCCTACGCTGCCACATACGCTCGCATGAGGCAGTGTGACTACTACACGACTGGGATCTACGTGGCCGAGGATGGTGAGTGGCACTGGCTAGACCGAATGATCCGAGTGGGCAGCTCCGAAGACCTTGGGATCGTGGGTCGCGTTACTCAGGCGGCGCTGAACCTGGCCACTACAGGATCGACCGGCCTCCACTGCCGTGAGTGCTGGGAGCGCCTCCACTGCCCAGAGCACCTGGGCGAGGCCATCAAGCTTGTGGCCGACCCGCAAGGGCTGACTTGCGACGCGGCTACCCAAGTGCTCAGGGCGAAGGCGCTCGTCGAGCTGGGCAAGGCAGTGGTCGAGGAGTTCGAGGAGCGAGCGCGCCGGGGCGAGGCGATTCGAGACGAGACGAGCGGCAAGCGCTTCCTGCCCGTGAACATGCCGGGCCGCAAGTCGATAGACTTCGAGGCTCTCGAGAAAGCATTCCCGGAAGCTCGCAGCTTCCAGAAGACCGGAAAACCGTTCCAGCAATTCCGCTGGCTGAAAGAGAAGAAGTAACCATGTCAGAACCGCAACTGTTTCGCCACGGCGACCTCGTGTTCGCCAAGCAATCGACTCCCCACACAGCAGAGCTGAAGCCGGCACACGACCTCGTGGTGGCCGGCAACGACACCGCTCCCCACACCATCGTTGGCGCTTGCATGTTCTCTCGCGAGGGGGAGGGCGCCAATACTGTGATTCGCCTGCGCCTGTCGGAAGACACGCGTATTATCCACGCTGGCCGCCACACCGAAGGTGTGCTCAAGGCGGGCGACTACACCGCTGCTTCCCTCGCCGAAGGACCTGGTCGCAACGGGGTGATCGACTGATGGCTGACGCAAACGACCTCACTCCCGAGGAATGGGCCTTCGTTGACAAGTTTGTCGAGGAGCACTCTCGGGTCACGATCCAAGACATCTCTCCAGAGTCGCTCAGGCCTGCGGTGAACGCGCTCTACAAGGCGTTAGACGCTGCTCCTCCGGAACACATCGTGTGCTTCGACTCGCGTGAGGCGCTGTTTGCGTGGCAGCGTGAGCAGTGGGCGAAAGAGCAGCCGGCCGGTAAGGCTGGCGACAAAGAGTGGCAGCGTGCTAAGTCGCAACACATGGGCACCGATGGGATCGGGCTCCCGCAGCGTCGGTGGCTCGCCCACTTCCGCTGCGTAATCGACGAACTCAAGAAGCTCGAGCCCGACGACAACTCGCGCCTGGCAGGCGAGATCTACCCGCTATCAATGTGCGTGTACGACTCCGTGGTCTACGACGCCCACTTTGCGTGCGTGAAGAATCCACGTGTGGACGTGGACGAGAATTGGGAGCTCCATTCGGCTACCCGTGCTGCTTTCCACTGGGCAGAAGACGGCGAGAAGTACTACTGGCACGGGGTAGAGGTCCCGAAGGCGCTCATCATGGACCCGATGTCCCTGGTGCCTACTGCGATGCAGCTGACTACCGAGGTGCGTCGTGCGCTGTGTGAGAAGCTAGGTTGGGACGTGGCGCTCGGTGCCATGGGGGCCACCGAGGTGAGCTCGCAGGTAGACAAGGAGACTGGTCTTGCTTACACGCTCTACCGCTTTCCCAGCGGAGAGCATGCGCTCAAGAAGCAGAGCCCTGTACTGCTGACTGGAGACCAGCCGTTCTACGTGGAACAGGTTGCCGATGACCTCAAGACCGCACTCGGCGCGCGCAAGTGGCAGGTGCCGTGGGAGCGATTGGGTCTTCCGTCGGTATCTTCCGAGGAGTGTGACCGCAACCCGGAACTGCAATACGTCTGGGAAAAATGAAGCGCCTGGCGGAACCTGGCTGGCGGCTGTGGGGGCGACTGGCCTGGCGGCTGTGGGGGCGACTGGCCTGGCGGCTGGGGGGGCGGCTGTACGATCGGCTGAGCGGGCAGACACGGTGACCTAATGGCGCGCCCCTGGCACGATCTAGGGGCGCAATTCTTCTGACAGGAAAACTATGACCGAACACGAATCGACCGAAGCGCCGCCTGCGGCGCCCGAGGCGAGTGCCTCGACATTCGAACTCCACGGCAAGCCCGAGGAGATATCCAAGCTGCTTCGCGCCATGGGAAAGGCCCGGGCGCAAATGCCGACGATGGTGGCTGACGCTGCTGGACAGTTCCAAAACAGGACCTTCAAGTACCTTGACCTGCCGAGCATCTACGCGGCAGCAATCCCATGCCTGGACCGAGAGGGGGTGACCGTGTTTCACCCCAACTGTCAGGTGAACATTAGGACACAGCGCGCCACTACCATACTCGCTGGCCACGGGGCCATGGTGGAGGTCTCTACTGACTTCACGTGCACCGTCGCGCCGGAGAACGTGAAAGGGGTTGGGTCGATGTTCACGTACCTGAACCGCTACCAAATGCGTGGGCTCTGCGCGGTTGCCGGCGACGATGACCCCGACGCGGCGGGCACTGGCGCCCCTCAGCAGTCTGCTCCGTTCAAGAGCCAACCGAAGCCGGCTGAGCTTCCTAAGCAGCGCGAGCCGGATCCCGATCGCCAAGCGCCTGCCCAGAAGCCTCCGGAGGCTTCGCAGCATGATGACTCAGATGCTCCAGACAACGGCCCACTGGTAGCCGGCTCAAAGACGGCCATGGCACTCACGAGCCTATTCCTGGAGAAGGGGCTCTCTGAAAAGGCGGAAAGAAACGCCTACATACTCAAGATTACCGGGAAGAACATGGCCCCCGGTGGAGATCGTTTCACCTACGGAGATGCGCGCAAACTGATGAAGGCTCTACAGTGAAGCGCCTGGCGGAGCCTCGCGGGCGGCTGGACGGGCGGCTGTACTGGCGGCTGTGGGAGCGGCTGGACGATCGGTTGTACGAGCGGCTGGAGGAGCGGCTGCACGAGCGGCTGTACGGTCGGATCTATGACAGGAGTCGCGCGTGATAGAGGAACTCGGCGAGAAGGTCCTTGCTATGGCCAAGCTGTGGCTTCCCGGGGAGATCCGTCAGCGCACCCAAGCTGACCACGTCAGGCGCCTGGCCCAGTCGATAGATGAGCTGGTGATGATCAACCCTCCGACTGTTCGAAAGGACGGGTCTCGGTACCAGCTGCTGGCTGGGCGGGACCGCGTGGCGGCCCATGTGCTCCTTCAGCGCGCTGAGATCCGTTGCCGTGTCGTTCGCTGCTCTGACCGCGAAGCGAAGCTCATCGAACTGGCCGAGGACGCACACAGGCGCAACGCAGACGAGTCGTCGCTGCGTGCGCTCACCGAAGAGATTGACCGATTGAGAGAACTTCCCGAGGTAACCATGGAGAAGAGCAAGAAGACCCCGTTGCAGCGTGCCGTGGCCCGCGTGGCCAAGGCTGCTGGCGTGGACCAGAAGCTACTGGCGCGAGCCTACAGGCGCCACAGCCAGGAGGAGCCCGAGAAGCCTCGCGAGGTTGAGGTGAAGCTCCACGATATCGGCATGCCGCTCGAGGAGCCGTTCAAGAAGCAGATCGGATCCATTCAGTACCGCGTTGCGATGGCGCGTGACCTAGTCGCGAAGACAAAGGCGCACCTCGCGGCGCTGCGCACCATGCCCATGCCGCACCGCGTGCGCCGTAACGCTGAGGAGCTCACAGCTCAGCTCGAGGTGCTGCTTGGCAACATGTTCCCCGCGAGCCTCTGTCCATACTGCAAGGGGGTTGCTGGAGTCCAGGAGTCGTGCGCGCTATGCGAGATGCAGGGGTGGATCTGCCAGGCGAAGATTGAATCAGTGGACGACAAGTTCTTCGACCAGGTGGACCGTATCGTGATGGTCGCCGCCAAACCAGAGCGCCTGGCTGACCTGCTCAGGAGCCGAGAGTGAAACGAATTGCACAATGGCGAGGGCTCGACCCGTTCGAGTGGCTGACGTGGAAGCGAATTGCGAGCACCGGCGCATCGTCTATTGACAACCCCTGGTGGACGCTGGGCAGGCGCTTCTGGGGGTGGCCATGAAGCGCCTGGCGGGACCTCGCGGGCGGCTGTACCGGCGGCTGAGCGGGCGGCTGAACGGGCGGATGTACGAGCGGCTGGGCTGGCGGCTGTACGAGCGGCTGAGTGAGCGGCTGGGGGCGTGGCTGGGCGGGCGGCTGTGGGGGCGGCTGTATGTGCGGCTGTATGACAGGAGCCGCGCGTGAGCTCGCAGCTTGGGTTCTTCGATGCTCCTCCTCGCCCTGTACCGCCTGCTCCTGTGAGGGCGGAGGCTCGCGGAAGCGGGCTTCGCTGGTATCAGACAGAGGCCGAGTCGCGCATCCTGGCGAGCCTACGGGAGTACCGGTCAACGCTGCTCGTAATGGCTACAGGACTTGGCAAAACCAGATCGTTCAGCCACATCGCCAGCTGCTGGCCGTACGACTTCAATGCGAGCCCCAACGTGCTGGTGCTGGCCCACAGGGACGAGCTCGTGCGCCAGGCTGCGGACGCGCTTGCCGTGGCGACAGGTGAGAGTGTCGGAGTCGAGAAGGCCAACGAGCGGAGCGTTCCAAGCCAGCGTCTCGTAGTCGGGTCCATTCAGTCGATGAACCAGGCGCGGCTTGACCGCCTCGGGAAGGGGCGATTCGGCCTGGTAATCGCAGATGAAGCGCATCATTTTACAGCGTCAACGTACAGGCGGGCGTTCGAGTTCTTCGATGCGAAGCGCCTTGGCGTCACAGCGACTCCTGACCGTGCTGACGAGGTGGCGCTCGGGATGATCCTGGAGGATGTGGCTTTCACGTACGACATCGAGGACGGCATCGCTGACGGGTTCCTGGTTCCGCTCGTGGGTCAGTCGGTGCAACTGGATGAGATTGACATCTCCGGGGTCCAGGACTCTGCCGGTGACCTGTCGGCTGGGCAACTAGACGACGCCATGTTCAAGGCGGTGAACGGCATCGTGGCGCGGTCCCGGGAGCTCGAGCCTGACAGGCCGGCGCTCTACTTCTGGCCAGGGGTTCGGTGCGCTGAGGCGGCCGCTGCTCGAGCCAACGCGCTCAGGCCGGGCAGCGCCGAGTGGGTGGCTGGCGAACTCCGTGCGGATGGCGCTGACTGCCCGGTGAAGAACGCGATCCGAAGGTTCCGGAATGGCGAGCTCAAGGAGCTCCACAATTGCTCAATTTTGACGGAAGGTTTCGATGCGCCGCCTACTTCACTCATTGTACTGGGACGACCCACCAAATCGCGAGCGCTCATCGTTCAGAAGATTGGTCGAGGCCTCCGTTCGCTGCCCGGAGTTATCGATTCGTTTCCTGATCGGTCACAGGATGCGAGTCGTAGAGGCGCCATTGCGGGATCACGTAAGCCCAATTGCGTGGTCATGGACTTCGTGGGAAATGCCGGTAAGCACAAGCTTGTTGGACCCGTCGACGCTCTTGCGGGAAACCACACCGACGAGGAAGTAGAGGAGGCGAAAAAGCTCCTCAAGAAGGGCAACTCGGCCGACATCCGCGAGGCACTCAAGGAGGCTCGAGAGAAGCTCGCCCGCGCAGCCATGGCGGCGAAGGTGAGGGTAAAGTCGCGGGAGACGCAGTGGGATCCGTTCAAGATCTTGGACGTCGACCTGGGCGACTCCGAGCGCTACACGCGGCGTTTCGGGTTCAAGCCTCCGAGCGAGCGCCAGGCGGATGCCCTGAAGAAGTTCGGGCTCGACGACAAGGAGCTCGAGGGGCTGAGCCGCTCCGCTGCTTCGAAGCTTCTCGACTCCCTGTTCAGGCGCAAGGCCGATGGGTTAGCATCGCTTAAGCAGGTGAAGCAGCTGAAAAAGTATGGGATCGTGGAGACGGCGGTGAAGGCTGACCGGGCCAAAGAGGCCATGGCCTACTTGAACGAGCAGGGCTGGGGACGCTACGGGAAGATCGACCCAGCCAAGCTCACTGAAATCGTGTACGGCACACGCCAACCTGGAGAAGACTGAAATGAAACGCGGCAACAGGAAGCGCCCATACGCGCAGCTCGGCCGAGCGCTGGCGGAGTGGCGCAAGTCGTACCGGTGGACGCAGCCATTCGCGGCGAATCAGGTCGGCGTCAGCGCGTACTACCTGGCGAAGACAGAGCTCGGGTACTACTCGCCCCAGTTCAAGACCCTGCAGAAGTTCGCTCGAGCTTACGGGTGCTCGCTGTCGGCACTATTGCAGGGGGTGGAGACGTGAAGCGGCTGTTGCAAGAGAGTTCGCTAACGCTGGAACGGTGGACCAGGTTGTCCATGAGACTCAGGCTATTACGCAATCCCGTGTGTGACAGGATCGACCTGCGCTTTATTTCTTTCCACGATGAGCAAAGGGCGCAGAGACTCGAGATCCTGCGCCCTAGGCTTAGTAGGGAGCGCTAGTACGATGCCTTCGTGACAACTGCGTCGTAGGTGCTGTCGCAGCTGCCGCCGTACTTGTGGATCACGGCGCCCGAGTACTGGTTGAAGATGTCCAGGTAGAACCAGCCCTCGGGGAAGCCTTGGCAAAATGCCGTGTTGCTGAACGACAGGACCACTCCGGCAAAGGTGGAGCAGGCACCAGCGGACAGGTACGTGCACCGCGTGGGGCTGTTGTAGCTGCCGAAAGCGATCTGGGTGTCGAGGTTGAAGTACCACGGGTTCTTGGCGGAGCCATTTGTGTCGCCGGGCCAGATCCCACAAGTGCCACCCGCTCGCTCGTAGACCTCGATGAGGTTCATGCGCCGGTGCGCGTTGCAGAGCTCACTGTCGACCTGCGCCACAGTTTCGTCTGGAGCCTCGCCTCCGCACGCAGAGAACGCCAGCGCCAATAGGACCCCTAGGAACGTCTTGTTTTTCATCTTCCCTCTACCTCGTCAGCCATTGCTTGTACGCCTTGAACGTGGCGTCTTTACGAGTCTTCGCGCGAACACAGTACTGCCTGTCGCGATGGTCGACCGGGATCTCTCCGAGCAGATGCGCAAACTGGCCGCCTGCCACGAAGCATCCAAGGATCCTGCCCTGGAATCCGATCAACACGAGGTACTGCTTCGCGCGCCGTTTCATCCGTGTTTCCCTGCCTAGGCCCCTCAACCAACCTGGCGCTGGATGTTACGGTCCATTGCGGTTGACTCAGGGGTCTAAGCCGGCGTAGGGTCCGGGTGCAATACCTACGATGGCCACCCTACCTGACGCCGTTCATGCCTACAAGGCCGAAGAAGCTCAGGAGAGAACTATCGTGGTCCAGGACTCTGGCGAAGCGCTTGTCTTGCGGCGCCCAAGTGATCCCGTTTGCAGTGGATCGCGACTTCAGTCGAAATGGCGGTCGCCTCCCGTGGCGCTCATAGAGCAATCGGGCGAGAATCCGTGCACCTCAGGTGGAAGCACCCTATGCCCATCACAGGCAGAGAAGCCTGCGCCCCCGGCCATAGCGGGCACGGAGAAACCCAGGAATGCCGTGCAACTGACGACGTCTGGGCCGCTCGAGCATAAACTGCAGGGACGGCTCCTCTCATCCCACAGCGGCGTAAGCCGTGACAGAGCTGGATGGCAGGGTGGGAGCCTAATTGCAGCCGCAACGTAGATAGCCCTCTCTGACTGGAAGGGTCTCAGAGAAGAAGAGACCCAGAAGGAGCGGAAGTGGGAACCCTGGCCGGGGGCCTACCCGAGCTGGGATTATGACGACACTGGACGGATTACTCACATGACCCTACATAGGAAGCGCGACGCCAGGGCTCACCCGTCTGAGGGCGCCACGGTTCCGGACGAGCCGAGCTACCTCGACCGCATCAGGGCGCTCCCGTGCCACGTCTGCGCGTCGCCGGTGCAGGTCCAGGCCCATCACTCCACCTGCGGCAGCGTGAAGCCCTGGGAGCTCGACGGCGCCGCCCGGCACGCGCCGCGCGGCAAGGGGCAGAAGGCGCATGACAGCTGGGCCTTCCCGCTGTGCTTCAAGCACCACAGGCAGTTCCACGACGCAGCGGGGCACTTCGAGGGCTGGCCCAACGCTCAGAGACGCGACTGGCAGAACGCGGCCGTGGCCGAGTACCGCGGCGCCTACCTAGACACCGAAGCGTTCTAGGGTATACAGTGCGCTCTGCGGGATGGCGCAGTCTGGTAGCGCGATTGGCTCATAACCAATAGGTCGCCGGTTCGAATCCGGCTCTCCGCAACCAAGGTCACATCAGCGGGCGCTGGCGCATCCTGATGGAGGGCAGCGCGTCCGATACCTTCGGCGCAGTGGCAGGCTTCGGTGGCGCTTGGCGCGCCGTGAGCGCTCGCCAACAGGCGCTGCAAGCCTTCCGGTTCTTGCCTCGCCCAGCGAGCGGACCCACGTCGAACATGACCACAGTGGTGCGCTGGCAGCACTCGAACTCTAGCTCGCAGATCACGCGCGGCTCCTGTCATAGATCCGCCCCCCCAGTCGCCCCTCCAGCCGCCGCCCCACCCGCGCCCACAGCCGCCAGTCCAGCCGCCGGCATAGCCGCCGCCACAGCCGCCAGTCCAGCCGCCGGTACAGCCGCCCCCCCAGCCGCCGCCCCAGCCGCTCGCGAGGTCCCGCCAGGCGCTTCACGTGGATGACCCGCAGTCGCAGGGGAAGCACTCGCCACAAGCGATCATGGAGTGCGGCAAACAGAGCCTTGGCTTGGTATCGAGGATTTTCATGAGTCTCTGGCAAAAGGGGTCATGGAGGCGCTGGATTCCGCAGATACAGAGAACGTACTTGCAGACCGCACACGGCTGAAGCGCCTCATTCGGACTGCTGTCTGAGGAGGTATTCCTGAAGCTCATGCTCGGCGTCGCAGGTGTGGATGGTTTGGTGGTGGAGCTCGATGTCGAGCCGGCGGATCAGGTTCGAGAGCTTCCTGGCAGCGGCGAGCTCGATGATTCGATCAGCACGCGACTCGAGCACATCGCGCGGACTCGGAGCGCGGTCCTTCAGCAGCTGCACGTACCAGAAGATGAGATTTGGCGTTAGATTTGGCTTCAGGCGCTCCCACTCCAGGTGCGCGTGCGCGAACACCGACTTGTGGGAGTCACTGAAGAAGTGGTGGGCACAGAGGCCACGGAATGGCTTGGCGATGTGTCCGCGCAGCATTGCCGCCAGGACCTCCTCCTCGGCGCCGTTGTCATGGAGAGGCGGCAGCGTGTCGGTCCAGTGGGGAAGAAAGCTCGCCTCCTCCCGTATGGCCTCCCGGATTGCGGTCTTCAGCTCGTGGCGCGTCTCCGGTTTCACGTACCCAGAATCGCACACTGGGGCGTGACTGTCAACACAGAAGTGACACGCTCAGGTTTCGGGACGGTCGCTCTTGAGGCGTTTCAGCTCAGCTTGTAGCAATCCTGTATCAGCCTCGTCGGCGTCGTCCCAGTCCATCAGGTCGGCGGCGGACTCGAGGTACGGGCGAGCTCCTGCTCGAATCTTCCTTGCAGCTTCGCGAGCGCCAGCGCTGTCTGCAACAGCTCTTTCTGAGACGCCTTGAGTTCGGTCCGCAAATCCTCGACTTCCTTCTCCTGCTTTGCCTTGCGAGCTTGGGCAGCCTTCCAGATGGCGGCTGTCGCCCCCGAGAGTGCAGCCAGGACACTCGTCGCAAGTGCTCCGATGGACAGGGGTTCGAGCGCCACTCACGACGCCCCTTGGGTGGCTCGGTGGAGCCACCGGATCCCCACGTAAAGCACGAGCGCGTTGACGGCCAGTGAGACTAGGAAGGGGCGCATCAGGTGGCTACCTTGAGCCGTACGCTCGGCTGGGTATCATCCTCGGGGCCTTGCTTCTGGCGCTCGAGGTAGAGGGCGCGCTCCTGGTCGATGACCCCGACCATCGCGATGGCCCCGAGGGCCAAGGAGGCTGCGCGGCAGTACTTCATGGTGAACATCAGCTCGACCTCCAAGTGGGCCAGTGTCCTCGAGAGGCCGTCGATCTGGTCTTGGATGGGGGGGCGTTCGGTGTCTCGGTTGGTCATGGGTTCCTCAGTTCGATACCACCCAGTCAACGGTCGAGTTGTCTGCGGTGTTGATGGTTCCAGCTGCAATCAAAGCTGTGATCTTGAACGTACCTGGAGATCCTGTCGAGCGGTCGCCCGTCAGTGCTGAGTATTCGACCGTATTGGCGGTGCCAGAAGGGCTCTTCTGCGAGACCACGATCCGGCTGGCAGACGTGATGTGTGCTGAGATGGTCGCCGTGACACCAGATGACAGGGTGACGACGCCTCGTTGCACGGGGCCCCCGGTTGACCCAGCAGAGACGATCTCTGGAACCATCAGCACGCCAAGGGTGGTGATGGGGATCAGGCGGATCATCCAGAATCCGCCCGACGGGGGCGGCTGCATCACTAGGTCCACCGCCCCCGGGCAGACGAATTTCAGCAAGGCGTCAGGCTGCGTGCCGCTCAGATGTGCGAACGT